AAAATAGTAATTGAGGCCGCTCAGTTCGATACTCATAAAATGAAAAATCCTAATATTTCAGGAATTGATTATCAAAACGGAGAACAACTTGGATTTTGGAATGTAAGGGAGTATGTCTTGGCAAGGGATGAGCATAAATGCCAACATTGTAAAGGAAAATCAAAAGATCCTGTCCTTAATGTCCATCATATTGAGTCACGCAAGACTGGAGGAGATTCACCTTCTAATTTGATAACATTGTGTAAGACTTGCCATAAGGAGTTTCATAAAGGAAATATCAAATTGAAAGTAAACAGAGGTGAGTCGCTTCGTGACGCTGCGGTTATGAGTATCATGAAATGGGAGTTATACGATGAGTTAAAATCTTTGTATCCAAACGTAAAAATGACTTTCGGATACATAACAAAATATAATCGTATAAATCACGGGATTGAAAAATCCCATGTATCCGACGCTTTTGTGATTTCAAGGAATTTTGACTCCGAGAGACTTGGATATTATTACAAACGGAAATTAGTTCGTCGTCATAACAGACAAATTCATAAGATGAAAGCACCTAAAGGAGGCAATAAAAGGATGAATCAATCTCCTTTTAAGGTTTTCGGATTTAGATTGTTTGATAAGGTGATGTTTCAAGGTAAAGAACGCTTTATTTACGCAAGAAGGCTTCGTGGAATTTTTAATATCCGTGATATCAACGGAGAAAATAAGAAAGATATATCTTATAAGAAATTGGAATATGTCAGTCATGGATTGATTTCTATTGTAGCAGGTTGAGATTGTTAGGAGATAGGGGAGGGTATACGAATCCACCCCTATTCACAATCAATATGTTAATCAGATAAGGATATTTTCGCTAAACGATAAATTCCATTTTTTTGTTATTTAGGATTTAGTTTTTGCCTGTTCGTGAGGATCGGCAAAATGATTTGTACTTTTTCAGAGTAAACATAAGGTTTGTTATTATTGTTATTTGGCTCCCGTCCGCTCGTGAGAGTAGGCGGGATTTTGTTTATCTTTGTAACAAAACGATTTAGCTATGGGTAGATCTTGTTATGTTATAAAAAATAAGGAGGGTAGGGTAGATAATGTCCTTGCCCCTAATAACCAACCATCCGGATTATACCAAAGGGCGATGGAGGTGCTTGGCGACCAGAAGCAGGCCTTATCGGTCTGGGGTACGGCCTACTCCCCCGACTTCGTGTCTTTCTTTGGCGACTGGATGTCCATGCCATCGGAATATGACCTAGATAGTAACGGGGAACCTAGGTATGATGATGTCATGTCCTTTATCAAGCGGAAGAACTATTTCGTCGGTAATTTCATGGCCGATGAGGTTAAGGATATCAATAATACCCTTACTTCCTTGGGCGTTGATAATATCAATGATCTTAATGATATGATTGTATCCAATTTCCTCTCCGGCGGTGATATATTCCTCAATAGGTACAATCTTGAGCGATCCGGGATGTATGACGCCGATGAGATTGATAATATCATGACCAACAGATCGGCGTATGAGCAGGTAAGGGATATGATGAGGAGGATTGTCGATTTTATGTCTGAGGGGAATCTTAATGAGAAGGATATGTATTTCCTGTCCTCCGAGTCAGGCCTTGGTGATGATTATATGATATATGAGGATACATATGACTCGTTAGGAAAGAGAAGGGGCTTGAATCCAATAGAGGTAAGGGATACGATCATGAGGGCGGTAGGCGGTATCAGCGACCGCCGGGAGTTCGATCAGGCTTTCGCCTCCATCCCATACCCTTCCTTGGCACTCCGGTATCAGGAGGATCAGGATTACGCAGATCGGATGTATGACACGTATCGTAATATGACCCGTATGGAGGTTCGGAGTCAGGACGGAAATACGATTACCGACTCGTACTTCAATAGTACCACACCGTATATCAGTATGCCTAAGGATATGAAGGGTCTAAGGGATAAGGTTGGGGAGATAATCGATATGGATGATTTTAAGGACATCAAGGACGTTGCCGGACGTCTGCATGACATAGCCATGGATCTTGCCGACATGGGCGTGGATATAAGCGATGCGATCAGCGATGAGATGGTTATATCCAGACCGGAGGATATCCGTGATCTTATGGCTTCGCTGGATGTTATATTATCTTCCATACAGGCCGGCAATCCGGTATACGATAGCTTTATCTCCGATCTTGATAGGATAACAGGAAAAGGAAATCCGATATACGAGGTTCAGGATACTTATTCTACTGGGGATAGGATGGTGTATGTAAGGTCCGGGAATACATCTCCTTCCGATATGTATGATAGGAGCATGTTGTATATGGGTAGGAATACGTACCATAACACGGCCCCGATAACCGACACCGATCAGGCCTATGAGATGTTGGCCGATATCGGGATAGAGCGGCCCTCGTACTTGCCGGCTGGCGTGGTTCCCGCCGGGGCTTCCCGTTCTGATATTGGTGTGGTCAAGGATAACATAAAGAAGCTAGTTATGTCCAACATCTCATCCTCAAATACCGAAAACATGATCCTTACCAGATTAATATATCAGCATCCCGTAACCCCTAAGATGGATGATGTCGATATTGATCGGGAGTTCAGGAGATACGAGGCTAGGCAGGGAAAGGATCGTGATTTTATCAAATCCTGTACATCGTTGAGGAAGATCCAGATCAAGGAAAGGTTAAAAAAATCGGATTTATATAATAATGTCTTACGTTTCCTTGATTTTAATGGATTTTATAATGTATCTTTGAACCACCATGACAGAAGTACGTTAAAAAGCATGGAGATGTCGTTGCCGGAAGGTCAGGTAAGGGATCTTCTGTTTGACGTGGCTATCGAGTCCGGTGACAGTAGCATGATAAACCTTTTCTATCTGGATAGACAGGATAGGATGATGGATGCCGGGTTTTATAGGTATCTGTTCCAAAGGAATCCGGGTCTGCTCCGGGAGGTCAACGGCGGTGTCGAGGCGAGACCGGACGGTTCGTTCTTGGCTCGTGGGAGGTATGATGATTTCGTGTCATTCCAATCCGGCTTATATGAGAAGATAGGTGAGACGGTTGATGGTGCGATATACAGGTTCGTTGATGATCTTATATACTCCGATCCATCATCATATCAAGAAAACATGGTACGAAGGATGGGTGACGTTACGGTAAGGAGTGACGATAACCGCCTGTCAAGGATAGAGGATAATCCCTCATCCAGTAAGATAGTTAATGAATACACTGCTAATACAAATAAGTTGATGCGAGATTTTTCGTGTAGTTAATCTCTCTTTGACGTCGTGAGACGTTTTCTTTCGAGCATTGAAACATTGGATTTTATAGATTTGCGATGAATCCGGGCCGTAGTGATACGTTCCGGATTTTTTGTCTTGTACCGGTTCTTATTAATACCAATTGCATGACATGACGTGCTTTGATGATGACATATATCACGATCCTAGGATTATTAATTTTTGAACTTTGTAACGCCCACTATCAGGTGGGGTTATTATTAATTCAAAAATAAATAGACATGGGTACAAGTGGAGACAAAATCGTGCTGTTAGACGGCATGGGTTCCGGGAGCGGTAGCGCCGCTAACGGTTTATTATCTATGATTCCGGGTATGTTTACCAGCCTTTTGGGTGGAAATAAGATGGATCCGAATCTAGTCGCGGCGTTGATGAACGGCCGTAACAACCAAGACCAGTTCGGAGGAGCCAATGGCTGGTGGTTGTGGATCATCGTCCTGTTCTGGTTGTGGGGCGGACGTGGCTTCGGGAATGGTTTTGGTGGTAATGGAAATGATTGTTGCGCTAACGGTCTTCCAGCTCAATTGAATAATGACTATGGTCGTGAGTTACTGATGCAGGCTATCCAAGATAACAGAAGCGCTATCGATCAGATCTCTAACGCCCTCAACTGTTCTACCTCTCAATTACAAAACGCTATCTGTAACGTACAAGGCGCTATTGATAAGGTGGCCGGTCAGGTAGGTATGACTTCTCAGGCTGTTATCAACGCTGTACAGCAACAAGGATGTGAGATCGGTAACCAGATTAGCGCATGTTGCTGCAATTTACAAAGCGCTATGGCTAGTGGATTCAATAACATCCAACATTCGTTAGACACCGTAGGATGTAATATCCAGAACGCTATAACTCGCCAGGGATATGAGAATCAGTTGGCTATTACCGGTCAGACGAACGTATTGCAGAACAATTTGACTAACGGCTTCAATAACGTTATTCAATCCAACCAAGCCCAGACTCAGGCGTTGGCTGCTAAGATAGATCTTCAAACTCAAATCATCAATGACAAGTTCTGTCAACTTGAGATGCGTGAGATGCAGAATACTATCCAACAGCTTCGTGAGGAGAAACAGGCTTTGGCTACTTCCGCTATCACCCAACAACAGACACAGAACATCGTTAGTCAGTTAGCTCCAAAGGCTCCGATTCCGGCTTACGTCGTACAGAATCCGGGTTGCTGCTATACTCCTACCGTAAGGGTAGCTAACGAATGTGGATGCGCTTGCGGCACTACTAATGCCGTATTATAAGGAAGGGGGACAATATGGCTGATTTCAGAGGATATATGATCGGTTCATTCGCCTCCTCCCGTCTTGACAGGGGAGGCATCCCGGTAGTAACCACTACTGGAAAGGTATCTGACGCTTCTGCGGCCGAACCTACGGTTGATTTTGGCATCAATCCGTGTCAGTGGAACTCACTACCTCCAGAGGGGATATTGTTATGGAAGGTCCGTCATCCGGTGACGGAGACAGAGGCTAGTTATCCCGCCACGATCGTTCTTCCGTCTGGCTTATCCACTACCACTCCTGTTACGGTATCCAACGCTGGAGTTATCGTCAACAAGACACCTATAGTGGATAAGGTTGGGGCACATATGACAGGGCAGGATGTTACGACTCCCGTGGCTTCTGGTGATCCTATAGTAGGGGCCTACACCGAGCATCTTGTGTATTATAACAAATGCACTGGGGTATTTAGGATGTTAGGTCATACGGCTACGGCGGCTACCGCCCCCTAGCGCATGAATTTACTAAGAAAGAACAGGGAGGGTAACCTCCCTCCCATTTAAAAAAGATCGTTATTATGTTTAAGGATTTAAAGAAAGGATATCAGGTTTATACGTTGGACACCTCAGGGGTCCCTAAATTCTTTATGGGTACGGTGGTTAACGTCTCGGAGCCTAGGTTCGCCCAGTCCCAGTTAGGTCAGTATCAGCAGTTGCAAGATCGGGTTATGGATCTTACTATAGAGGTGGACGGGAAGTCCATGACATACGTAGTTCCAGAGAATCAGAACGTGGCTATGGCCAACGGCATTACGCTAGCCTGCTCCGTGGATCCGATAATGAACCACCTGAACGCCATGAAACGAACCAGTACGGATATCGTGAATAGCGTGGATAAGAATAAGGAGATCATAGAGGCATGCGACAGTATTTTGGAAGATATCAATCCCACTTTTAAGCAGACTAAGGATCAAGACCGAAAGATTAAGAATCTTGAGGAGAAGGTCGATAGGATGGGGTCTTCTTTCGATGAGTTAAAAGAGTTGTTAATTAAAAAATTAGGTTAATATGAGAGTTATAGATTTAGGCAATGGCCAAGAGGAATATGATGATGAGATCTATGATCGAAGAGGCGGTAGAGGACGCTCCCGTCGTTCTGACGGCACGTACATGGGTTATGATGGCGGGGTATATGACCATTATGGCAAGGATCGTGACGGGATGATGGAGGAGCTGGAACGTCGTGAGCGTGATCTCGAAAGACGTGAGAGGGAGCTGGAGCGTAATGAGCGGGAGCTTGAGAAACGTCAAAAGCACCATGAGCGGGAGGACGAGATGTATCGCAAGGGCTGGTTCGGCGAGCGTGAGATCCGTGACGAGTACGATGGTACGGAACCTTACATGCGTAGAGGTCGTAGAAGTCGTTACTACTGAGGAGCAGACGCTGATGACCCGGATTATAAGCGGTACATAGACACCCATGGATATCACTTTTCCAAGGAGTTGGCTAGGGAAGCCGCCGACAAGATGCTTAACGCCGACGGGTCCAAGAGAAGATGGACGATGGAGGACGCTAAGCAGATGTTCGATAAATGCGGGGCCAAGAAACCTGATAACGCTACGTGGGGAGATGTTCAATATCTGTTCGCTATGTTCTATAGCGACTACTTTCCTAAGGTATTGGACTGCGACCAGAAAATAGTCAAGGCTGTCTTGGCTTATCTGGAAGACCCTGACGCCCCGGAAGGGACGGCGTTCGTAAGGTATCTGGCGGTGCGGTGCTTCGTCGGTGACACAATCAAATGGAGTGAGATGATATAAGACTGATACAACGTTGGAAGAACCCTGTCGGCGATAGAATACCGATGGGGTTTCTTTTTGCCCGTAACTTTATTATGATTACATTTGTTCGAGGTAGATCTTTTGTTCATAGGAAGGGTGGGCGGGAATGAAAAAAGGATATCCTCACGGACACCCTTTCCCCTTGGTTGAAAATTACCTAAAAACCTTATGAGTTACTGTTCTTCCGCGAATATAACGATTAAATAGAGAATATCAATGGCTAAAGGATATTACTGGATAGAACCTGTGGATCGGACGTTAAACGACTTCCAGTTTTATAAAGCACGTATCGTAGGCGATCCTGAATATGACGAGAGACATCATCGTGTTATATTGAGGACTGATAAGTATTTCCCTGTCGGGAGTATCTTTCATGTCCTTAACGATAAGGAGATGTTTGTTATTGAACGGAAATTCAAGATCTGGGGCAATAAGTATGTTATAAGACCTTGTGAGGGCGAGTGGGAATGGGAGTCTGTCCAGAAACTTAAAGACAAGGCTATTATATTCCGTACCGGGTTCCTGCATGGGGACGGCAGCTTCTAACACCTGCCCGTATCTACCCCCCCCCTCGATTTCTTGGTGCTTATATATATGGTTATATTTGGGCAAAAATAATTATGATATGGCAGATTTTCAAGGTAAATATAATGGCGAGCAGATAGAGCAGCTTTTGGATAAGGCTAATGATATTGATCTTACCAAATATGCTCTTAAGACGGATAATGCCCCTACCGCCACGAAATTACAGGCGGCTAGGGCCATAGCGCTGTCCGGGGCTGTTACCGGTAGCGTTTCATCGGACTTCGGAAGCAACGTAACTATCTCCACGACATTGGCTAATTTTGATGCCTCTAAGATCGCGTCCGGAACCATCAGCATAGATAGGTTACCTAAGGCGGCTTTGGAGAGATTGATCGTGGTAGCTGATGATACGGCTAGATTCGCCCTTACCACCGCTACGGCTCAAAGTGGTGATACGGTAAAGGTCACGTCTACAGGTAAGATGTATCTGATAAAAGACGAGTCTAAATTAAGCAGTGAGGATGGGTATGAGCCTTACACGGCCAGTCAGGCTTCCTCCGTGCCTTGGTCCGGGGTTACGGGCAAACCAAGTACCTTCGCCCCTCCCACGTCCTCCGCTACCGTTCTTGGCGGTATTAAGGTAGGATATACGACTTCCGGGAAAAACTATAAGGTGCAACTGGATTCGTCCGGCAACGCTTACGTTAACGTTCCATGGACAGATAATAACACCACGTATAATGAAGCCACGGCCGACACCTTAGGATTGGTTAAGATCGGCTATGCTTCTAATGGAAAGAACTACGCTGTGCTCTTGGCTAATGGCAAGATGTACGTCAATGTCCCTTGGACTGACAATAACACTACATACTCACAGGCCACGAGCGATAATCTGGGTCTTGTTAAGATCGGGTACTCAGCTAATGGGAAGAATTATCCGGTAGAGCTGGATAGTAGTGGTAAGATGTATGTGAATGTTCCGTGGACGGATACTAATACAACGTATGGTGTTGTAGGAGCTAACGGGTCCACAGGATTGGTCAAGAACGGCAGTACCGTGACAAACGCCTCTGGATATACGGCTTGTCCTATTGTCGGTGGTATCCCCTATTATAAGGATACGAATACTACCTACGCCAATATGAAGGCGGCTACGGCCTCGGCGGCTGGTGCTGCGGGATTGGTCCCGGCTCCCGCAGCGGGGAAACAGACGTCTTTTCTTCGTGGCGATGGAACATGGGTCGTGCCTACCAATACCACGTACGGGTTGGCCTCCACTTCCGCCAACGGCTTATTGAGACAGCTTAATGGTAGCACTTCTAATTTTATGCGTGGAGATGGTACATGGGCTACCCCTCCTAACACGACATATGCCGTGGCCAACGAATCCACTAATGGATTGATGGCGGCTGCTGATAAGAAAACCATGAACAGGCTTATAGGGGTTAATACGGTCACGACATTAGCTAACCTGCCTATTAGCAAGAGAAGTATCACGGCTACGTTATCAGCCGCTACCACCCTATCCGTGCAGTCAGGGATGCAGGTAGGGGAGGAGCTGATGATCAGGTGTGTCCCCTCAGCGGCTTTCACCCAAGCGATACCTAATTCCGGGGCTTATGTCAGCATGAGCGGAACTTCTATAACCACTACGGCTAACAAGCCTTTCGAGATAAATATCTGGTGTTACGCTTCAGGCAAGTATAGCATCGCCGTTAAAGAACAAGATTAATAAGCTATGAGTTTTACATATATAAACAGGGAGATATATCCCAAGATGTTGGTTCAAGATGAGCCTCTTGACGATAATTACGCCAAGGGCTATAGTTATGATGATTACTCCAAAGGTATTCCCGCCCCATGGATAGAGCTTGGGGAGGAGCAACTGGCGTTCAAGGAGGCTAATCCTAAAGCTACTGTCAAGGAGATTATCGAGGCTAAGCTGGATGAGTCAAGGCTTCTTAATGAGGAGAAATCAGTTAAATACGAGGAGATAAGAACTTATGAGACCGGAAATCTATATGAGTTCTTCTTGGATGATCAGAATATCTATATTCCTGAACATGATAGACGTAACGCCTTGTCTGATGGTGCTATAGCTGGAAAGATAACGATCATGGGTCTGGAATTCGATATAACGGAAGGCAAGATCTTGATCGGGATGATGGATAAGTATGATAATGATCTTATGTCGGCGTTAGGGGACAAGCAAAAGCAGATCAATCTAGCCACTACCGTAGAGCAGGTAAGGGCTATTGATGTCCAATCCGGATATCCAGACAAGATAAGTGTCACCACAGCATACGTCCAGCAACAGGCGAAGGAGAAGGACGCCTCTGATCCTCAGAAGGTGGCTGTAAAATTTTCTAGAATGGTGGTTAATAATAAAGACTTATCCTTATCCTCTAACGATAAATTGGATGTTAAGGTCCTATTCCCCATATGGGGACAAGAAGGGGCGGAGTTCGGGCTATCCGTGGATACCGGATTTTGTCTTAGGGTGGTTAAGGAGGATACGGATATCCTTTATGAGGTTATCCAACAACATACGCTGTCGGAGGAATGGGAACCCGGACTAAATACGGCTTCCTTGTATAAGGTTATTGATAAGGAACATGCCGGTACTATAGGGGATCCTATCCCGTATTTCCCTCCAATGGAGATATTCAAGGATAAGTATTACATTCAGAACGCTGATGTGTATAAGTGTACTAGGGATAGCGGAACTCCTCTTAGTCATAATCTAAAGGACTTGATCGGGTTGTATGTTGAGGTTGTACAGGGCTAGTCGTATCTACCCCCCCCCCGTATTTGGCGTGTAATTAGGTATAGGTTATTTTTGGCATAATAAAAAGACATTTTTTTAAATCATTTGAATATGGCATCACAAAAATTTGGTTTCGTAACCGTCGACCCGGTATCAGGATCAGGAGATCAGGCGGTTAATTTCTCCGGTGAGAAACACACCGGTCGTCTTCAACGCACTATCAACCTTACGGTCACCACGAACGGCGGGGCTAAGAAGGCGTTGGTAGTTAATCAGGCAGCGGCTGCTGAGGCGGTAAGATCAGACAGCCCTAACGCTTCCGTACAAAAGACAGGTGGTAATGTTACCATCACCGGTAAGTCTAACAGTACTAAGCTTACGTTCGCGGTCGCGCCGGCTGAGGATAACGGGCTTACGTTACTACTCCCTGCTAACTACACGGCGGCTGGAAAGACTACGGCTAACGGAGCGGTTATCGCCGACGATCCCGGAGCCGCTGGCGAGTTCGTTTGGAGCATCACGATCTCGAACGTACCGGCCAACGTCACGATCGAGGAACTGACAGCTACATTGAAGGTAACTGCCGCTGGTGGCCAGGCAGCCAACGTGACGGTAACGCAAGCCGCTGGAGACTCTACTATCGAGCTTGACAAGGAGACTATTAACTTGGATGTAAATGGTGCTCAACAGACGGTTAACGTAACATCTAATGACAGCTGGACATGGGCGCAAGCTGCTGCTAGAACCGTATCGAGAATGATGGGACGATAATCAGTTTCTTTTCGCTCACTCAGACCCCGATCGACTAAAGCCGGTTGGGGTTTATGATTTAAGCGTGAATACTTCTGTCTTCAGGCAGGGGATGATAGCGTAGTATTGGAGCGCAGCCTTTCGTAGCATTCTGAAGTTACACTTTTTTTTGTTCCTCTATGTAGCGTTTGACGGTTTCCTCGGAAATATGGCCAATTGTCTCAACAAAGTAAGAACGAGTCCACAGAGTAGGTACTCTTGAACGTAGCCATGGAAATTCTTTGCGTAACATCAGGGAAGAATATCCTTTCAGTTGGTTGACTACAAAATGAATGGCATAGGTAGGTTTTGACTTGATGAACAGATGTACATGATCAGGCATAACCTCCATACGTTCAATGACCACCCTAATTTCATCAGCTTTTTCTTGAAAGAGTTGCTTTAATCGCTCATCAACTCCGTTTACCAGTACTTTTCTACGATACTTAGGGCAGAATACTATATGATAACCTACATTGAATACTGAATGTGAACTATTTGAATACCTTTTAGCTAATGTCATATATTAATGCTTCTTTGCTTGCGAATATAAGAATAAAAGTATATATTTGCAATATATCTAATCATAAATAAAAATGTTGAGAGCCTACAAATATAGAATATACCCGACAGACGAGCAGAAGCTTTTGCTTGCAAAGACTTTCGGCTGCTGCCGTTTTGTCTATAACTGGGCACTCAACCTGAAGATTGAAGCCTACAAGCAGGAAAAGAAGTCTATCGGTAATGTTGAACTGATCAATCGCATGAAGAGTGAGCTGAAAGCGGCACATGAATGGCTCTCGGAAGTCAATTCACAGTCTTTGCAAAGCGCGTTGCGCAACCTCGACACTGCCTACAAGAATTTCTTCCGTGATCCCCATGCGGTCGGTTTTCCGAAATTCAAGAGCCGCAAAAGCAAGCAGAGTTTCCAGTGTCCGCAGCATTGCAGTGTGGACTTTGTCAATGGAACCATTTCCATACCCAAGGCGAAAGATATTCCTGCCGTATTGCACCGCAGGTTCAAAGGTACCGTGAAGACCGTCACCGTCAGCATGACACCTTCGGGCAGATACTTTGCTTCCGTTCTGGTGGACACGCCCATTCAGGAACTTCCGGCGTCAGCTATACAAGGTGATACGGCTTTAGGCATTGACTTGGGCATCAAATCGCTTGCCGTATGTTCTGACGGACGTACGTTTGACAATCCCAAAAACTTGAAGAGAAGCCTTGATCGCCTGAAGTTTTTGCAAAAGCGGTTGAGTCGCAAACAAAAAGGCTCTGCCAACCGCAACAAGGCACGCAGCCGTGTAGCCCGGTTGCAGGGACACATTGCCAACCGCCGCAAGGATAATCTTCACAAAATCACCCATGCACTCACGCACGACAGCCAAGTGCGTACCATCTGCATGGAGGATCTGAACGTGAAGGGGATGCAGCGCAACCATCATCTGACACAAGCTGTAGGGGGACGCTTCTTTCGGAACATTCCTCACCCTGCTTGAATACAAGTGCAGTTGGTATGGTGTGAACCTCATAAAGATAGACCGCTTTGCCCCAAGCTCGAAGACCTGCGGCAAATGCGGCTATGTGTATAAAAGATTGAAATTGAGCGAGCGCAGTTGGACCTGTCCGGAATGTGGCACACACCACAACCGTGACTTCAATGCTGCTTGCAACATTAAAGAATTTGGCTTGAAAGCCCTACCCACGGAGCGTGGGAAAGTCAAGCCTGTGGACTGCCCTCTTGTGGATGATAGACCTCGTGCCCTAAAAAGCAATGGCAGAAAGAAGCAGGAAAAGAGAGGAGACTTCAGTCTCCGAAGCTCATGCCTTTAGGCGTGGGTAGTTCACTTGTTTTGCTATCTTTGCAATAGAACAAAAATAATACAACTATGGCTAATGATTTGAATATTAATTGGAAGGACGGGGTAGGCGAGGTGACGGACCAGCCTCTGACCGTTAGCCCGGGAGCCGGGAGTGGGGATGCGGCGGTTTCCTTTGGATCGGTGATGAATAAAGGTCTTGATCGAACTCTTGAGTTAGAGATAACAACATCTAAAGGTGTTAAGAAGACGCTTACCGTAAACCAAGAAGGATGTCGTCAGGCTTATGTGACCAGTGACGGCAAACGATGGTTGACTAGCGACAACCGGGTGTATGGGGTGTTGAAGAGCAATGCCCCATGTGCATGCATGGATAAAGGTATAATATCTTATGTTAAACCTGACGGAGGTGTAACAGATATCCCATCATTAGACTGTATAGGGATTGTATTGGATGATCAAGGTAAAAAAATTCATGATTGAAAAGAATGAGACATCTAATGAAAGCTATAAAAACTCATGGTCAGATGGTAATAATAAATATTTTTATTGGGGTGGAAATGGTATCGATCAGGCTGGCATTACAAGTTATATAAATGTGGATGGCAGTAATGAAAGCGGTTGCCTAAGATCAGAATCATGTAAATACTATCAGAATCCCAAAATCTCTCCTGATATTAATTTATGGACATCGGGAGCATTATCAGACTGGGAAGGGAAATCTAATTCTGAAGTGCTAAAGGGCGTGATTGACTCCGGTATTTTACAAGTTTATTATCCCACAATGGGGTATTTGCTTAACACATTTTTAGCTAGTCCTGACGCTAAGGGTTTTGATGATTGGTATATTCCATCATTACCACAACTTGCGTTAATATGGATGAATTTGACGAGTGTAAATAACGCACTATCCGCTATTGGTGGAGAACAGCTTGACGCTAATGGCAGGTATTGGTCTAGTTCGGAGAATAGCAGTGGATATGGATGGAGGATATATACCGATAGCGGTATTGCAAGCAGAGCGTATAAAGGTGACGCTTATAGTGTAAGGCTTATTCGTGACATTTAAATATTACAATTGTTTGTTTTTACAAAAAATGTAATTACATTTGTGGCGCATGTCCATCACCATGCTTTTCGTCGCTAATTTATTATAAGGGGATACAGGTCTGTGATGGGATCGGTATCCCTCTATTTTTAATATGGAGAAGATAGATGTTTTCGATGTTCAGATTCCTGATGGAGGACAAATCCGTTGTATAGCGTATAATAAGGTTACTTATTTTGATCTTGACGATATATGTAAGTTATGTTTCAGTTCATATGATTTACATGATGTGGCTGACACTAAAGTTATGAGCGAGTTCCTACACCGTGAGGGTGGTCGTTATTGGACTACGATAGATGGCGTAAGGCAGTTGTATCGTAGGATTGAGTGTAAGATGTGTTTTGAGGTTATAGAGAAATTAAGAGAGTTATGATATATTCTTTAAATACGGAGGTATTCAAATTTCATTCATATGATATTGTGAATATCAATAAGGCTATAGAACGTTTTGGTATATCTGTTACAGAAGGAAATGGATATTATTCCGTGGAGCGTGATAATAAGCACATAATTATTAATGATGGGGATTTTATAGTCGTATCCCCTTCCGCTGAGATATCCAGCTCTTCCGGGTTGCCTGTTTATGAGTTTAAGGCATACACGAATGATCGTTTTATAAGACTTATGGAGATGAATAATCAACTTAAAGAATTAACTGATAAGGTGTTTAGTTATAATCCAAAAAAGGATCCACGTGATCCTATTTTTGGGAAACATAATATTAGAAAGAATGGTGAAAAGAAAATGGATAAAATAGTATATGAGTTTGATCCTAAGATATATCCGAGGAGCTTGTTCGTGATGAAAGGGTGCGAGCCAAAGGATGTTATAGACAGGTTTACGACAAGGGATGACTCTGAGATTGAGATTGAGATGGAGGTGGGATCGGAGCCATCCATGACTACTTTCCCTATGGTGAGATTTAAGGATACCGGTAAATACGGGGAACTGGTTGTCGTGTGGATAGATGACAAGGATGTTGATCCGTCTATGATCTCTCACGAGGCGTTTCATGTCTCTATGGATATTCTTAGCGAGTTAGGGATCAAGTTTCATGCTGACAATCAAGAGCCTATAGCTTATATGGTAGGATGGTGTGTCAGATGTATATCGGATGTCGTGTCAGGGAAAGTTGGCATCTCAGACTGATATGCTGGCTACCGATTGGATGATATTATGATCATCTTCTCGCATTTGGATATTAGCCCCCGCTCTTTTGTGGGGGCTTTTTGTTTATCTTTGTCAAAAACATGAAGTTATGTCAAGTTGTGTAATTAAAAGAAATAGTAAGGGTAAGATAACCCGTGTCTTGACCCCTTCCGGAGAGGTATCCACCTTGTTCGATAAGATAGCGGGTATAGCCGCCGTAAGTGACCTTAATAAGGCCGCTGAAGCTTATATGACTATTTATAACGATAAGTTTAGGTCTAAGTTCGGTGACTGGACGAAGTCCGTACCAAGGAATAAGGAGGCCGCCAGATCTATAAGTGCCAGACTTAACGCTAGCGAGTGGGGACAACTTATGTCAGCCAAGGTCTTGTCTGCCATAAGTGATATGGACGCCCCGGCGTTGGCCAGAAGCCTTGGGAATAGCGACAATGTAGTGGCTTATCTTACTTCCGGAGAGGTAGGTGAGGTCAGTGATATGGCGGTGGTAGATACATCCACGGTACAGGAGGTGGATTTGGATTCCATAAATGAGGATAATATTGGCGACACGATACTGAAAGAGGCGTCATGGGATGATATAAGGGCTATCAGGGAGAATATAGACATTAAGGAGACAGCCCGTATGTTATGGAAGGCCGTGGAAAGCGCTTTTACCGGGCAACGACCTAATATTAGGGTGAAAGGCGGAAGTATAGACGGGGAGATCATATTTTCTGGCAATGTCTTGCCGTTAAATAATATTGAGAATTATACTCCTCCATCTTCAAGATTGGTATATGATTCCGGTGAGCCTCGCCTGTTCTTTAGATCGGATGACGGCAAGATACACGAATCTTACGCCAACGCCATAAAAGGATCGTCCGGTGGGCGGGTCGAGGCCGGGTTCTTGGCCGGCAGTGTCGAGGAGAGCGACGTCCCGTCCGGTACGGCTGATATCTCCTTTGGCTCTTCCTCCATAACCCTTAATAACAGTGAGTCATTCATCCCGGTCCTTGGTATTAGCTCAAACTCAGATGTAAGCACTCGTGGAGGGTTTGTTAATTACCTTATCAAGAAAGGTATGTTGAGTGGGGAACGTATAAGGCTAGGGGATAGATATTATCTTACTGGAGCCGGCAATTCTGATGGTCTTAAGATCTATAACGCTATGGATGCCTTCTCTAGTCTTAGAAATAGATTTGGAAGTCAGTCCTCCGAAATGAACGTATTGGGTTCTATGGGTTTTGATACGGAGGTAAGTAATGATCTTGATCTTATCACTACGTCCGGGGAGAAGGTTACGGTAAGCAGATCGGAGATCAAGGGTATGTTAAGGCAAGGTAAGTTTGAGGAGCTTAATAACAAGTATGATGGATTCATGGAACTAGCCTTGTCGTTGATGATGGAGGATAACGCTTTGTACGGAAGCAATGTCCGTGGGGTTATCGAGAACGAGAAGGCGGAGGATCTCCAGAATAGGACTGATATCACCAATATCTTATCCACGTTAGGTATCCGTGTGATGGGTATGTCTGAGTATATGGATAAGTATAAGATGCGTAATGGCGTGGATCCTTCGGCTAGGGCGTTATCTGACATGGCCAATGGGGTTATCGCCTTGGCTGAGGGGGCTACGGTAGAGGATCTCAATGAGGAGGTGGCTCATTTCTTGGTCGATACTTATCGTAACCAACAGGAGATTGACGAGGTGCTGGATTCTATTGTCGGCACGTCGTTATGGAATCAGTTCGCTGGTCGTTACTATGAGGTGTATGGGAAGGAATACCAAGGAGAGGAGCTGGATCGGATGGTGAAGCGGGAGATCCTAGGTAAGACGTTGGCCCAGCGGTTCGTGCCGGGCATGGAACAGGCGGTAGAGGATCTGACCTCGTCCGAGGACGCCCAGCTCTCCTTGTTTGGCAGGATGGTACGAGCTATACGTAATTTCTTCTCCAGCCAAAGATCGGATTTAAATAAGGTACTTGGCAGGATAAAGGAGTCGGCGTTAGCTGATGATCCAAGCGCCTTTGACGTGCTTCTGCTAAAGGATAGCGATCATCTCATGTACTCGTTATCGGACGTTGACGTGGCTAATAAGTTGATCAAGAACGGTAGGTCATTGGAAAGGCTATACACCAGATTGCAGAGGATGAGATCAAGCCAAAGCCAGAGGATCGGTGAGAGTATCTCCCTTCTTCGTGATATAGGCGAGAAGGTGAGACAAGTCGGGGGTGAGCTTAATAAAAACAACAACCTGTTATCCACCAAGAGTGTCATAGCGACCGCCAAGGCTGAGGTGGAGTATTTGGTCACTGTTGCCAGTAGCTTGCGTAAAAGCGACAAGGGATTGGATTATGAGACGATACAGGTTATCGATAACGTATATGGGGAGATAGTACCGTTAATTAGGAATCTTCGTGGATTCGTCAATAATCAGGCGTCGGATTATTATGGCAACAACAAGGTTGGTATGGTAGAGGATATGGATGATATATTACGTATGGCTGAGACATCCATGTCCGATATAAACGCCCTTCGAAGTGATCGTAATGAGGACTGGCTGGATGGACAGCTTCGGATGTTTAATATCCCGGAAAGATATTGGAATGGGATAAAGAAGTTGATAAATAACATCCATAAGGATATCAATGTCATGTCCCGGTTTTTCGGGACGTTAGAACATAGCGGGAACGCTATCTTAGGCATGTTAGGGCAACGTCTTGCCAAGGCTTATAACGACGCTCATGTTGAGGGCGTGGCTAATATCAATAAGATGACGAAGATGATGAAAGAGCGTGGATGGGGGATAAAGGATAATGAGGATCTTATACAGAAGATAAACGGTAAGAACTCTGATTACCTTGATTCGTCCCGTGATTTCGCCAAATACGATTTACTGTATCGGACAGAGCAGGCGAAAGCTATTATTGATATATATGATCTTAAAAAGGTTACTGGTAAGACCGAGAAGCAGCTTATCGACATGTTTTTATCTGATAAGGGGCTTAAGGTCAAGACTCGTGATGATATCGTAGGGTATGATGGTGATAAACCTATTACAAAGGAGGTCAATCATATATTCAAGCCAAGTATCCAGAATTTTGATATCTCGGCCATGACATTCGAGGATCAGCAACGATATCTCGATGCGATAAATAGGTGGTTGGATGAGAATCGTGAGAAGCCTATGGTGCAGGCTTATTACGATAAGATCGAGAAAGTCAATAAGAAGGTCGAGGAAAGACTGGGTCGTAGGGTATCGCAAGCCACGTCCGATTTCATGACCCGTATCCGCAGGAGCAGGTATGTGGCTATGGATAAGTTCGTGAGGAACGGGAAGGTCGATTGGAAGGCGTTTCAATCCGATCCTATAGCTTGGAGATCTTATCTGGATATTTTACGTGACAGGGCTATAGCTAAGAGCGAGTGGTATTCCGATGGGACACCAAAGGAAGAGGGATCAGAGGCTCTGATGATGTCCGAGGAGATAAAGGTATGGGACGAGGCATGGGCCGAGGAGTTCGGGAATACCAACGAGGGTCGTAAGGCTTCCGCGGAATTCAAGGAGATACTTCGCGGGATAGAGCGGTCAGAGGGCGGTAAGGCGGCGTTCGAGTTCCTGCTGGCTGGCGGTCATCTTGGTTTCTCTAAGGATATGTGGGGATCCGAGGAGGGTGATTATTACGAGAATCTGGTTGATAAGATCACGGAGCAATCTGTATCATCATCAAGGATAGAGAAGGCAGAGGAGGCGATGGCAACAATAAATGAGATCAACGATCAGTTAAGACCTTTGCTTATTCAGTACCGGGACAGTACCAGATATGGCGAGTATGATTTCGATCGTCTTCGTGGGTCATCGTCATTAAGGAAGATAAACGAGCTATACGACCGTCTGGCCGAGGCCAAGAGTGTTATTAACGCCGCCGCTTCCGCTGAGGATATTGAGATGAATATGCCCGATACGGTGGAGAGTGGCGTTACAGATTCCTACCGTAATGCGTTAAGGGATGCCGTGACATACGACAAGGGTATGGATGAGATTAAGTTCGCCAAGGAGCATATGTCCGCCCGCTCCCGGAGTCAGGTGGATAGGATGGCCGCCAAGCTGTCCCGGAAGAACCCGTCATGGACGTTCATAGAGACATTGTTCTTAAGAAAGAAATACGGTCCTGATTTCAGTGATAAGCTGGCTAATGATATAGCTATGGGTAAGGCTAATAGTATACTTATCGAGTACGCCAGAACTCGGCTATATCCTTATATGAGAAAATACTCTCCCAAGGGATATTCTGATTTCGTTAGGAAGATAAATAACGGTACGTATAAGGTATCCGAGTTCTTTGATGCCATGGAAAATGGTATATCAAAGGAAGAGAGCGTATCCCGTTTCGGGTTTGATATTAATATGATTGACTTATCGATCAATAACCAGTGGCTAGAAGAGGCCGATGCCGAGAGTTCTTTCCGTAATCCTAATTATAATCCCGATCTGGGTTATGGGTATCATACGCCTAGGTTCGATAAGTACAAGAACGAGGCTTTCTTTAAGAAATACGGTATTACCAACGAAGGGGAGGAAGCTACGATCAATAAGGATAAGTGGGAGATGAGGAAGGAGCTGCTTAACATAAGCCGTAAGGCTATGGAGGATTATGACGAGCGGTTCAGGAACATCTACCAGATACCACAAATATCCAAGGGCGGCGTGGAGAGGATGGTGCAGGCCGGGGTTGACCCGAAGGCGGCCATCGGCAACGCCGTGCGTGATATTGTTGGCGAGAGGGTGGATGACCCTATACACGGTCAAGGGCAAGACCTAGGAGAGCTTGATGAGAACGATAACAAATATCGCATGATCCCCAAGTACTATCTGAGTAAGCTAGAGAATGCCGATGACGTATCTCATGATTTCGCGTACTCCTATTCCATGTTATCCTTACAAGCAGCCGCTTACAAGCATAAGAGAGCGGCTTTGGATGATGTCATGGGATACAGGAACATGATGCTGGAGACACAATACGACGGCGGTAAGAACCCAGAGGCAACGCATGCCTATAGGATGTTTCAAGATTGGGTTAACGCCAGTATCTATGATGTCAGGATAAATAACAAACGTATAGAATGGAACGTAGGAAGCTATAAGGTGGACCTTAATAAGCTAGCTCTTATGTTTACTAAGTTCGTATCCAAATCCAACTTAGGCTTCTCCCCATTCGTCGCGGCTACCGGCGCCCTTACCGGGCAGGCCAACTTCCTTTTGGAGGGTATGGTAGGACAGTATATAAGCAAGGACTCCATGAAATACGCCTATGGGGAAGCCCAGAAGCAGTTAAGTACGTACGTGTCGGAGATCGGGGACATAAACCGTACCAACAAGCTATATGTCGTTGGAGAGGCCTTAGGCGTATTCAATGTCCGCAACCGTGTACGATCGGCGGCGTATAACAAGATCTGGAGAACCTTATTCCGGGACCTGCCGTTTAAGATGATGGAGGTTCTTAACTCCCCGTTGGACCCGCAGGTCATTATCTCGGTCATGGATGATACCCGCCTATACGAGGGTCAGTTTTGGTCATACTCCAATTTCAAGGAGATGATGATGAAGGACAGGAATATGTCCGCTAACGAGGCTAAACGCGATTGGGAGCGTTTAAGGGATTATTCTATGTGGAACATGGTAGATGTCAAGGACGGAAAGATCGTGGCTAAGAACGAGGCTAACAAGGATATTATAGACCGATATATACCCACCTTGTCCAGTAGGGTCAGGAGCATGGTGCAGATCTGTGACGGCGCCTTGAACGAGCAGAACCGGGTGGGGGCTAGCCGGAACGCTATCCTTAATATGGTGCTGCCTCACCGTGGATGGTTTATATTGGCCGTACAGCGGGCGTATAAGAAAGCCGGTTTCAATTTCCAAACCAACCAGTTTGAGGAAGGATATATGAGAACGTTATGGAGACTGGCCGGTAATGTCTATGGATCGATGTCCGAGGGCAGGATGGGAGAGGCATATGACGTGCTTAAGGAAGAGTATGATAAGCTTACCCCCTACGAGCAGATCAATATCAAGAGATCGATTATCAACATGGCGGTATTCGCTACGATGATGGCCATAGGACGGGCTTTGATGGGATATAGGGAGGATAATGAGGATAGCTGGTTCGGGCAGTTCATTACCTACATCGGGTTCAGGACGATCAATGAGATCGCCTCCCAGACATCCCCGTTCATGGAGCTTAACGCCATAGACATGCTACAGGATCCGTTGGTCACCGCCCGGAAGTTAGGCGACCTCACCGATCCTCGAAACTGGGATCCGTTCGCTACCGTCCAGACCGGCGTATATAAGGGCGAGAGCAAACTATGGAGGCAGCTCATGAAGTTCTCGTTTGGTAAGCAATGGTATAATATCAAGACGGCTAGGGATATTAAGCAGACATCCGACTACTGGTTGATGACCAACGGCATGACGATGGGATTCTTCTTAGGAGGCAGGGATAAGGACGAGTCCGGAGAGGACGCTAATTGGTATTTTGACAGGGGAAGATAACTGATATGGTATGACAAAAAAAATAGCCGGTCAATTGTTTAAGACAATTTGATTGGCTATTTTTGTATTCCCATCTATCCATCCCGGACGGATGGGAATAGGTAATTATTTTATGAATACAAATGTAGATCTTTTTCATGATTCCACGAACAATAGTAATGGAATTTTGACGTCCGAATCCAACGAAATGGATTTAAATACATTAATACCGGTAGTAGATAATAATAATCATAAGGTTGTAGACGCCAGGCTTCTTCATGCGTTTCTTCAAATAAGAAGAGATTTTACATCATGGATAAAAGATCGTATATCAAAATACGGTTTTATTGAAAATCAGGACTTTGTATTGATAAAATATGATTATTTAGGTAACTTACTGAATGACAGACTCCCCCATTTTGGTGAGTCTGATACTCAGGTAGTTGCAAAGACTGATTACCTGCTATTGATGGATATGGCCAAAGAGCTATGTATGGTAGAGAATAATGATAAAGGGAAGAAAGCTAGAAGGTATTTTATCGAGAAAGAAAAAGAATTAAAGAAGTTGGAAAAGTCGAATAATGATCAAGTAAGTCATTTGCGTATTCCCGACTTTTCCAATCCAGCGGAAGCCGCAAGGGCATGGGCTGATGAGTATGAGGCCAAGGTGAAGGCCGAGAAGGAAGCTATGTTGGCACTAGAAGCCAAGAACAAGGTCGAGGAGGAAAAGAAGATTGTCCAAGCCGAATTAAATACGGCTATAGATACGATAAAGGAGAATGAACCGGTAATTGATATGTTTAAAAGGTCTATTCCAAGAGAAGGTGTCCTTATCCGTGAATCATCAAAATATTTTGAGCAATTTGGCTATTATATCGGGATTAAGAACATGTATCCGTTATTACAGGAATTAAAATATGTTTTTAGGAATGAGAGAGGTAGGATAGAGGCATATCAGTCCGCTCGTAATTCTGGATTAGTTACATATGGATCTGATCCTGGTGATGAATATTGGGAGGCTAAGGCCGTGACTGTTATGATAACATTAAAGGGATTTGTTAAACTGGAAGAATTGTCAAGAAAAAAAAGGAGCGTTTTTGAGAAATATGGTCGGTTCACGATATGATGCCCCTCACTGCGATTATTCTGATAAAGGCAAGGCTATTAGAGCGCTTACTGGCGATAATAGGTTCACTAAAGATATTGATTATAAAGTTTTTACCCAAAATGGTAAAAACCCTACTGAGGGAAGATCAACAATTGTATATACGATAACTGCATTTTGCGTGGAATGTTTGATAACAAGGAAAGAAAGATGAGTATAAATAAATAGTTATACCATTGATAATTAATGTAATCCAAAAATGGATTTACATAATAAGAGAAGGATAGGCGATTATCATCCTATCCTTCTTATTTTCGTTATCGGTTATTATATTTATACACAAAATCATCCACATCCATATACTCACACCCGAAGTTTTCCGCCGTCTTCTTATCGGAGTCGGAGAACTGCCCTTCTTTTCCGGAAGCGTCCCCGATCATCATGATAGTATCGTATATGATCTTATTTTCCTCATCTACATTATCATTTATGAATTTGATATAATCCATATACTGGTCTATCATCCCCGTATTTGGTTTCCTATTGATGTTATCTTTATCATTGTTGTCGCAATAAAAGTTGTATACGGATATATTGGTATAATCCTCCAATGCGCTTGATATATAATCGAATTTATATTCAAACATCTCTTTGTCTACGAAGCCTTTTTCTATACCTCCCTGATTTGATATGATTAGTATATCATCAGGAGCGTAATTTTTGATAGCCTCAAATACGTAGAGTTTGAGTTTCATATCCCATATACCTTTAGGGAATGTATCTCCTGACAATGTTTCAATCAGTGTCCCGTCTAAATCTGTTATTAACAATTTACACTTTTTCATGATTCAAAATTTAAATGATATATAATTACCTTAGCTTATTTATATACTACTCGTCCCATTGCTCCTAATAGCTCTTTATCATCCTGCTCCTTTACCTCTACATAATAATATCCCTTGAAACAAAATTTCTTTTGATCGGGATCTGACAAGAACTTTTTATATTCCTCGAATCCTTCATCTGAAAGATGATAAGCCTTTCTTTTTTGCTGAAGTAATTCATCTGATTCTAATATCTGTTTTTTAGTAGCCATAATAACGTCATTTTTTTTATTTTACGATTTTTAGACGATGAGGTATTCTACCTACTCCACAAAGTTCCCCATTTTCTGATTTGACAATTTTTACTCCATCAATAGAATGATAGATGTTTTTTTGTAGGATCATTCAAAAAATCTTTAAAACTTTCCAGTTCTTCATCTAATAAGAAAAATTCTTTCTTGCAAAGTTCAATGTCCATATAATGATTTTTTAAGGTTGTTATATATCTTGTAATAAATACTCTTCTATTTTCTTAGCCATATCAATAAGCATCTCACATCTAAGGTCGTTAAGATCCTTACAAAACCTCATTTCCTCCTCATGCTTTTCCTCCGGCGATCTGTTATCACTTACGCTGTAGCATGGTGATGAGTGTATCGGTATGGGCTTCATGGCATCTATGGCTAATTTGATAGCCTTTTCTTTGATATCGCTCATACTATTTTCTTTTTGTTCCCAGATCATGCCGCTATGAAGGCAATTAGGATCATCAGCATGATTTATTAAACAAATCCCTTTGTCGTAAAAACAACATCCCGTACAACTCTCTTCTTCTATCTCAGGGATAGCTATGTATTCTTTCCCTTTATATATTTTAACTTCTCCTTTTCTTATCTTATTCATCTTATTAGATTTTTATATCCTACATGTTTCAACTGCTCTTCGGTGGCTTTCTCCTTCAGGAACTTCCCGTGCCATTTACCGGGCACCACGACATCACGTCCGTCTGGGCTGGTAGCCAGCCTCCCGCATTCGCTGCACAGCCCCATGCCCTTGTACGGCTGTAGTTCCTTGGCATAGTCGAATTTATCCACCATATACTCGTTTGTCAACATCCAATAACTAGACGTAGCGGTATTATCAACGCAACCGCATTTAGCGCATACAAACAGGCTCATAGTAAGTTCTTTTTTGCTTCATTAAACAACCGTTCTACTAGATTCTCAAATTCTCCATCAGGCATATCTATTATGTCTTTTATCTGCACTTGTATTCTTTCTTTTGCTAAAGAATAGCAATTACTATTGACAGAGTAACGAACTACAGTGCCGTTTACGAAAATAAAATCATCTGGTTTTAAATCAGTCGTATAGCCATTTTTAGAAAACATAGGGATATGATGTATATCATCTATTCTTGTTATAAAAGAATCATTATATTTGGCATATTTTCCAACAATCCATTTATACTTCTCCTTTAGGTCAACTTGTATCTTGCTCATTTCTTCTTTTAACTGTTTTTCCAGTTCTTCAATCTTATTCATATCCTATCTATTTTAATGTTATTGTTATTAAATCTGTTTATCATCTCATCAAAGAATTGACGGTCTATCTCCACAAGCAGGAAGCCCCCCCCTCTCCTCGCCGCAAGGGAAAGGGTAACGGCTACCGCCCCGTCCGGCACAGTGTTCATTGGATTGCCTTCCACGCCATATTCCCGTTAAACATCCTCATCTTTCTTTTCATCATCAATCCTCTCCACTTTAATCGTCCCCATATCACCTGAAGGTAACGTAATATCGCTATACACGTTATTCCAGTTCTCGTCAATAGCTAGCTGATGCAGTATAGATCTATATATCTGGTAGGTATTTCCGATAAGTCTCTTTCTATTGATCATATCTTTACTACCTCCATCATACCCTATATGTTCATAGTCTTCGAGATCCGGGAACAACCTTCTTCTTATCGCTCGTGAGTTATTGACTATAAAGCTTCTTATCCCCAGCGTTTCCGTTCTATCCATATCATTTATCAAAGTTTCCGTGGTATGCTGAAGATCCATGTCTCCGGCTGCGTATCTGCTTATGTCCTCCACGCACCGGGATATCAGCATCAGTTGTTCCCTTGTCAATGTTATTTTATAAAGTTGTTTGTTGTTCATATCCTTCTATTTTATTTATCATCTCGAATATTTTCACCGCTATCAACGGCACTATGGCATTACCATAAGCCTTTATTGATTCTTTTCTCCATTTCCCGTAAGGAATGGTAAGGTTGTCCACATTAAAGGGTAGCCCATCATTTCCTCTACAAATAGGGGACTGAGTTGGAAAACTCTTCCATTGGGTCGATCCCCGTCCATCCCAATCACGGCAGGCATATTTCTTAAAGAGTCTGTTCTCGGTGCTCCGTTGCTTTTTGTCATCTTCCTTATCGTACAAGAACCTGTGTGATCTGAGGTCACTGGTGTCGGTAATAAGTCTCCGTATTTTATCCCTTGTTTGGGAAGTGAACTCAAATCCATGAATCTTGTCTTCCCGTCCTTGTCGCAAACCTTCAACCCTTGCGTCTGAGCAGTCGGAAGCAATGAACCATATCCTATACCGTTTATGTGGCGCTCCGACACCGCAAGCTGGAACAATGATCGGTTGGACGGAATATCCTTCACGTTCAAGATCGTCGCAGATGGTATTGATGATATATTCTTGCTCAAGTATCGTTTCCTTGTAATTTTCTTCATCTTGATCACTTTTCGTTTCCACGTCAGTTTCACTACCGGGTTGAACCATATTGGTGATTCCAGCAACATTCTCGCCAATAATCCAGAGCGGTCTTGTCTCTCGTATGACTCTAAGCATTTCCGGCCAGAGATAACGGTTATCATCCGCTCCCTTTCGTTGTCCAGCGACGCTAAATGGTTGACAAGGGAAACCTCCGGTGAGCACGTCGATTTTCCCTTTCCATGAAGTGAAATCAGTTCTTTTAATATCTTCATATAATACTGTTTTTGGAAAATAATATTTTAATACACTTTGACAGAATGGATCTATCTCGCATTGAAAGACATTGTTCCATCCTACCTCTCTAGCGGCTAAATCAAAGCCTCCTATACCTGAGAAAAGACTAGCGTGATTCATTCCATCTTATTTGATATTAATTTTTCTTTTATATGTTTAGATATATCAATTATCTCATCTTTTATATTGCAGTCATCTTTTAATAATGAACCAAATATACATGATATGGCGCCCTTTAGGCCTAGCGCTATCCCTATCTCCAATATTTTTTTATCGGTATTAGAGATTTCTACAGGTTCATATAATATTGATGATATGTTGTTAACGACGTATATTATATCATCTTCATTCATTGATGTAGATTTATCGACAATAGCTATAAAATCTTTTATAATCATAATATAAGCTATTTTTATTTCTTTTATCGTATCATCGCTTAGATGTCTATCTCTTATATGCCTTTCAACATACTTGTTTGCTAGATTCTCTATTTTGTTTGATTTGTCCATTTGTACTATCAATTATTTAGTTAATAATAGATCATAGTCCTCTTCATCTATACTCCCATTATTGTTGACATATATAATGAAATCATTTAAAAGCACGGACTTATCCTTGGATAAGGCTTTTATAATAAGCTCTCCATCATCTTTCAACATCACATGCACAGTATCCCAGATAACATATTTTTGACATTCTTTCTCAATCTTCTTGATTGTTTTAAGTATTATCTTATACGTCTCCTCATATCTTTTTACTATTCCGCACAGTTCAGTCGTATTATATTTACGTATAGCCGTGAATATATATTCCTTTTTACAATCCCAGCATTTTATCAGTTTTTCTGATCCGCACGCCTTATTCTTGTAGAAGAAACAGCCCTTACATGGCTCATTATGGTCGTAACTTAATACTACAAGCAGCTCCATGCCATTCTTGTATATCACGTCTCCTTGTTTCATCTTGTCTATTTTATTAATCTCATTATCAATATAGTAAAGTTGGATATTATCCATACTATAGATATCCAGAACGTTGTACTTAACATAAGACCTATATTCTTAGGTATAGGATCTACTCTCCTGAATGTCAGGATCATGTATATAAATGTTTTTATATTCATAATTTACGATATTTTTCTATATAGTTAACTATCAAGTCTTTAACCCCTTTTGGGACATCTACCAGTTTGAGATTACCTTGGAATATGTCCTTGCCGTACTCATCCATAATCTCCCCGAATGAAGGATTCATGACTCTTGTTGACATAGATATCGGTTGATCAGTGTCAAATTTGATAACGATCTTCTTTCCGCCGTTTATCGCCTTTTTAAAAGCCACGTAAAGCTTTCGACCTTTTATTATATCACAATTCCCTTTCAGGATATTAGACATATGTATGACATATTCTTTCTTCGCATCTCCTGGGTTGTTCATAAGCTTAAGATCTCCTCCGGTATCTCTCCATTTCCTGAAGCATGGGAAACATAGACCGTGATTTGCCTTAGCGTGTCTAGGTATCATCCTACTGCTGCCGGCTGGGATCGTATCGCCACAGCAGATACACGTCCTATCCTTGTTGGTGCGCATCGGCACATAGCTCTTTATTGGGTATTCTTTTCTTTTATACATCTTCTTCTGTTTTCAAAATTATCATCACCATACTCATAATTAGGACAAGCCTTGTTGCTTGGCCGTCTCGCATAAGTCTTTTGCTTCCTATCATATTTCCTATTAGGGTTTATATAATGGTCACACACTTGCCAAACGGAGCAACATACTTTCCCGTATCTTTTCGCCCACTCATGGTCATGTAGATGTACGCAAGTAGCGCAAGTTGGATTCTTGAGCTTATCCTTGTTATCATCTATGATCTTATTGACCCGATCAAGAATAACGGACATATGCTCAGTATACATAACATTGAATACGTCCGGTTCTGGAAGATATGTCATCGAGCTTATATCTATGTCCATTTCCTTAGACTTATCGTAAGCCGATTTGTATTTCCTTATCATCAAATCCTTTAATTGATTTACTTTTCTCTCGTAAGTCCCCATATTTCATTCGGTTTTCCATCCTTGTTTCTTCAATAGATCCACCATCATCCCCTTTATCTTAGGACTGATAGCCTCGGTAAGTATATCAGCGGCCAAGTTAATAGAGAAGTTTGTCATTCTGGATTCTCCTATATACTTCTCGCTGGTAACTTCTTTCACATAATCGTGGATATCCTTAATCATCTCATTTTGAGATCTTAGTAGGTCCAGTATCTCATCGAGTTTATCATTCATTTTTTTTCTCAAATATACCTGACAATAACCAGACAACCACTATCAAAAAGAAACACAACCCAAGCGCCTCATCCGGATAATCATGCATCGCCTCTAAAATGTCCCTCATAGCTTAATGTCCATTTTGCCAATTATACGATAGAAAATATCCCTAGTCAGCTCAATATCGTAAGTAGCGTCATGAAGCTTATTCTCGTCGATCTCAATACCCATAGTTCTGGCTACGGTCATCAACTTAAAGTTCTCCATATCGTTTCTTACACCCATCAGGAACGGTGTCACCATAACATATACATCCATACAGTTAGGATAGAACCATGATCCGAAATACTTATCCCCACATTGCTGGAATAAAGCCCGTAGGAAGTTGTTATCGAATCCAGCGTTGTTATACCCCACTAAATACATTTTATCCCTCTTATCGAACTTATTCACGTATTTGGATAATATACCAATTAACTGCCTGTACCCTTCTTCCATAGGCTGATACGACTGCACCTGCTCCAAGGTAACTCCAGCCACGTCCAGCGCCTCTTGCTCTATCGTGGCGGCAGGGTTCGGGGCTAGGCGGATGTCAAACCTCTCGGTCTCCTGCCCGTCGATATCCACGATCCCTCCTATTTGGTGTATCCCGTTTCTCCAGAACTTAACTCCGGTTGTCTCTAAATCAAAAAATAGTAATTTGCTCATGTCTATTTATTTTGTTAATTTATCATTATCTAAGAACTAGTCGTGAAATGCTTTTATAATATATACTCCCATCAACTCTTTTACCTTCAAAGAAGTATATCCAATATTCTAATGAAGAACATCCAAAAGCAAGACATAGATTATTTATCGCATATCTAAAGTATTTCTTGCCTGAACGAAATAAGACTTGAAATTCTTTATTATTTAAATGGAGTCTTTTTTTGGTTTTTCTTTTATTCATGTTTATAGTTTTATTTTAAATGTTCCTTAATCTTATTCAATGCCTCATAAGACAGATAGTCGTTTATGGTCTTATCGTTATTTACTTTCATCAACTCATCAAATAGGTCTTTAGCCAGTACTTTCCACTGCTCTCCCCAATCACGGAGATTCTCTACCCTTGACCGTATATCCTCGAAATAAGAATCTACGTCTGATTTGATTGATTTTGAATAATATTTAACATCCTCCTCATCCCCATCCATAATATAATCACATTGTGTCTCGATATCTTTTATATGACTGTCTATATCACTACACATATAATCAACAGGTTTACGTATATTGAATATAGCTTCTGACGTAAGACCGGTTATATCTTGTATGTTTTTTAAATTATCCATTGTTTAATCAATTAAATGCCAACCATCCACCTATAAATCCCATCATAAAAACAAATAAGATTATAGATGTGAATAATATCCAATCTTTTGCACTTAGCTCATTATTATCTCTCTTTATCTTCTCAAGATAATCATATATAGCTGTATAGACAGCATGGTGAATATTCTTGTCTCTAGCCCTTACGATATTATCATATTCGTTATATCCTAGATTATGGGTAGCACTTTCGATCCTCATATTCCCCGTAACTTTTTTGTTTACATCAAAATCGAAGCTAAATACCATATCGGTGGTTAGAGCGTTGGCGATTCTGCTTTTTATCTCATCATTACTGAGATTAGCATCGTGCACTAATCGCTCATAGTCTTTATCGTCAAGAATTATCTGTTTTTTAATGTTCATATCCCTAATATTTCTGCTACATAAACAAATCCATAGCATATATAATCATCATGTTCCTCATGCCATACGACGGCGCATGGGAAATATAATGGCATATCCTCAGCCATAGGGTCCTCTTTGAAGTCATCAATGTTTATCTTCTCCCTCCACCTCCACAGGTCTTGGATGTCGTTCAAAATTAATTTCTCCATAACTATGACGGATGTTAGATGTTAGTAATTCAATAGCTAAGCTGATCATGGCTCCCGCTTCCGTAAGTTTATTCATTTGGGCGTACACCCTGTGCTCTGCGCTACGATAAGTCTCCCTGCTGCTTATGGTATCCAGTAAATCATCTATAGCGTTTCTAAGAAGATCGGTCATCCCATGCCCTCCCATGCCCTTGAAATAATAAATATCACGACCAGCGTAAAACATGTCTTGATATCTTTTAGCTACGTACTCTATTCCGGATAGATGATATTTTTCGTTGTCTATCTCCACCTCCCCTTTTTCTATAGCCCTTAATAGCTTCCAGTCTATCTTTACATCAGTTTGACGATTTTTTACCTTTACATAGGCATATCCGCCATAATGAGAACCCAGCGTCCTCATCGTAAGTTCATTGACTTTTTGTTTGTCTCCATCCATAATAATCTGGTTTTTAATGTTGATACAAAGATATGATTTAAACAAAAATAAAAGCATGAATAATATTAAAATAATATTAATCATGCTTAAATATAAATATATCCCTTCTAGTTCTCACGGATATACGTATTCGTATTCATCTGGAGAAGACGTCTTATATTCAACATCGCACTCCATATTGGTGTAATAGTTATCCCCTTTTCTGTATACTAACGCTACCCAACAGTCGTATTTTTTGCTGTATCCTAAAAGAGGAACACCTTCCATAGGAGGATTATCCTCCGTTTTGTACCTTATTCTTGCTGTTTGTTTTATACTCATATAATCCATTTTTTAATAATGTTGTTATCAGTGAAAATAATGTATCTATAAGAAGTCTCTCGCTACTCCAACATATAGGGATCTCGTCTATGTCTCTATACGCTACAGACCATGCATGTTTTAGCTTATAACATTCTAATGTACAACCCTCTATCTCATATGGGAGCAAATTCAGTAACGTCCCTACATCCCAAACAGGGTTGGATATATCCGGGGTAACGGCCTCGATCAGTCCTATACGACCAGCGTTATCCTCCATAGAATGTAATCGATCCAGATACTTGTCTCTGAAACCGATGGCGGTGGAGATAGGAAGGCCGGCCTCGACCAACACCCTCCCCTGTTCTTTTGTGGTAAAAATCCGTTCCTTCATGGTTTTTGCTTTTTCGGTGACATATCATCCAGTTTATTTATTCCCATCAATATCGGGATACTATCATGCATACCATCCATCATCTTCCTTTCTACCGTAACGATCGTATCATTATGCCATCCCCCATGAGCCACAAGAAGAATCTCCTGCTGCTCGAAGCCAAGCCCGGCCCCTATACCGCCGGAGTTCCACGCGCAGGTAATGACTACCCCTCCTTTCTTGGTGATCCTAGCTATCTCATTCTTCTGCATAGCCCAATAACTAGATTGCGTTGTTTGCATATTAACAGCACCTCCAAGCTTTTTATATGACTCGGATACCTGTCTCGAGGAATATGGTGGATCATATAGTACCATATCAGCTATATTATCCTTAAGACCACGCAGGAAGTCCGTGGCGTCCTTATGATACATAGCCCTAGTATCAGGATCAAGATCGTTGGTGATCGTCCCTATATCGCTGTTTCTGGCGAATGGATCCACTATAACCATCCCCTCTTCTCGATATTTATCTATAAGTTCCCTTATCGGTTTTATGCTGAATGTCTCGCTGTTCGGCATTGACCATTTCTTGTTTATAATCATCTCTTAACTCTGTTTTAAATTTAAGCTTCATAGTACTTCTAGGTACAGGATCGCATATGTCATCCCACCAATTCTTGTGCCCTTTCGGTGAATGTATATCCTTTTTCCATAAAGATCCCTTAACTGTCTTGATTCTTCCGTATGGTCTCATTTTGCTCGTGTTTACCTTCACATGTCACATTATATCCGTTTCTAATGACCCGAACATAAGCTCATCAGTAATTTTGCGAAATTCCTTTACAATATCATTTATCTGCTTACGTTCGATGCTTCTTAGCAAATGGGCTATCACATCCACTGTCCATCCGTTACCCGCTAAAGACATGGCCGTATTTGGGGCTATCCAGTCAAGGTAATCATCCGGCAATGTCTGTAGCCTACACATCTCCACCGGGGTCAGGTATCTGAATTTGTCTTTCATGTCAAAGGCATTAGGATATCTTCCGGGAGGCAACGATGATATCACGTTATCTTTCATGACTGTTGTCAGGCAATTACTTTTCTTGATGGGAGTGGTATTCTTATCTTTTCTTATCTCCAGACATTGCGTTATTTTTATGTCCTTGCCACAATCCTTTCGATGCCCGTCCTCTCCTATCCTTCCACCGACAATGGTCCCTATATATCTCCCTCTTATGGCTCCCGGATTCCAACCCTTGTCATGCTCTAGAATATCATCCAATGATATATGCTTGTCTTTCGGCATTTCTACCGGCCAATTGCACCAATAAAGGCGATGCCGGGTCTGTGCCGAGACCAAGGCGCTATCGATCTCCACCGGCTCCACGCCAAGCTCCTCGGTAATCACCCAGCGGTGCTCATCCCGCATCCGGACGTTCTCGCCCAAGAACAGGACCTTACCTTTGGTCTCCTTCCTTAAATGCTTTACGATGTCCGAGAAGCAAAAGAAAAGCCTTCCACGAGCGTCCATGAATCCTTTACCCTTACCTGAGCTAGAGAAGCTCTGGCAACAGAACCCTCCCATGACCAGATTTATGTCTTTCCAAGGGATATCCCATGTTCTCCAGTTATTAACATCCCCTAATTGAATAATATTAGGAAAATGTTTTTGACTTACCTTTATACATGTCTTGTCTATCTCCGAGGCGTAGTAAGTCTCTATAGGTATACCGGCTCTTTGTAATGCTAGATATCCACATGATATCCCATCAAATAATGATAATACTTTCATATTGTTCATTTATTTTCAGACCTAAAAATATCCTTTGCGATCATATCAAGGGATATTTTATGTATCTTAGGTAAGACCTTAACCAATTTTATACCAAAATTTTCTCCCCTCTTAACAAAAGTCCATTTCCCGTATATGATCCCATGCATCATATTTTGTATTATCTCCTTGCTATCCGTCAAGAGCACTTGATAATAGATACTGTTGACATAATTGAAATCCTTTCCATGATCATTTGCCGGTCTTAATATCATTACAGCCGAAGAGCATCCACGAACGAATCCGTGTATCTCAAGACATTCCTCGAACTCATAATTATCGCGTTCCTCATCATGAACATCCTTAACCCATTTACATGGTCTCCCGTCTTTAAACGGGATCTTTAACTGTTTCTTTGCCATCTTTTAAATTATATTATAATGTTATTACCTGCTCATAGGTGAGCGTGCCTTTGTAACCTCTAGCTTTTAGTTCTTCGATAAGTTCTCTAGGTTTGAATTTGGCTAGATCTGGATTGGTAAACACTTTCGTTAATTTACCCCCCCCACCTGCATTGGCTTTTTTGGGCGATTTGTAGGCATTTACACAATCCTTACAGTAGTATCCAAACCCATCCTTTTGTGATTTGTTCTTATAGAATTTATCCACTGGTAATTCTTTACCACATTTCTTGCATATTTTAGTCTCCATGTCTATTAAATTAAATTATGATTCAATGTTTTCAATCTTAAATTCCCAGTCCATAGCGTCATGCGTTGCTTTAAATCTGTTTCTTTATGACAATTTGGTTCCCGTATTGAGGTATAATGCATAAACCTTCATTCAATCCATTTATTTCCAGTTCCCCAAAATTATTTAGATTGATAATAAACTCATTCCCAACCCAATCAAAAACTCGTATGCCATTTTTAACTTCTATTTCATCGTCACCGCAGCGATGATTAATAATATGCACTTTCATTACCTTCGTCCCTGTTGTCCTATATTTATAACTCTCAATTTATCATATCCCTCTGAAAGAATCCCATGATCAAACAATTTGTTAGCGTCTATCTTAAGACTTCTATAATTGTCAGTTATGTTGATATCACTCCACAAGTTCAATCTTCCCTTATCATCTAATTGCATATGGATAAATCCTTTTGTTATCTTCTTCCCGGCTTTAAGGCGCTCTACGTCTTTATCAGTAATCTTTTTCATACTTTCGATATTTTATCGTTACAATTAAATTCATCTTTCATCCTGATCTTTATGCCTCCATATGATAATTCCTTATGAGCTGTGACAAAATAATCAACCGCATCTTCATCTAATAAACTATGCGGGCACCTTTCCCATACAGGACTTTGATCTAGATGATCCCATGTGGCTACAAGTAACCTATTCTTGTCATCATCAATAGCTATTTTGTATGTCCCTGTAGTAGCCTTACGTTTAATGATCGCTCCATTTAACATCTGTTTCTTAGCCCAGCTCCATGAGCCTCTCAACCCAAATGTTCTTATAACCCAGTTATTTATCTTCTTCATTTCAAATTATTTGTTAAAAGTGTAATATAAATATAAATACATAAATTGAATAGGGCTATTCACCATGCCCTTATCAGTAGGATCATCGTATTTGTCAAGCCAAAGACGAAGCGCCTCCCAATCGATATCCTTACGGTCACATACCATGCAGGCTAGGTTAGCCCCGAACGGCTCCCCGCCGCCGCTCAGCGACCTGTTAAACCTTTTGGCTAGTCTTTCCTTGAATCCCTTACTATACCATATCCCGGAGGTAGCGGCATAACAATAATAAGCGTTGTACTTCATTTTCACGCCCATCTTCTCAAACAATGGTGTATGCCATATCCGATCTAAAAAGAATACTATTCCACGATATATGAAGGTTCGGAGATTTTTCCTGTATTCTTTCCCCAAGAAATTATCCACACAAGATATAGTCCCGCCTGAATAATACCAATTATTGGCGCCTCTCTTGACCTTATCCGTCATCTTGAATTTATTCTTTCTGTCTTCCACCCTATCCCAAGGTTTCAGCTTATCCTCATTAAATGTCGGGCAATAATGATAGTAATGATTAATCCACGAGAGGTAGGGGTTGTATATCGTGTATCCATTATCGCTGACATATGAGTTCATATCATACCCAAGTTCCTTGGCTAGAATAGATCCCTCATCAGCTAATACCTTCAATATCGGGTTCAAGTTCCATATCTGATCTTGACTGACGAACATCGAGTAACATGGATCCTCATCCTCCCCATACCATCCTCCCATCCCGCTCACTATTTTATCCAAATCAAGTGAATAATCTTTCCCGGGTAAAAAATCATCTCTAAGAAAAAAACCTCTATATGGGATCATATCATGTATGCCGGGTTGGTCGTCAAATATGAACTTAGCGTTCTCGGTCAATCTAATCAATGTTTGCAAGACAGAGGATATATCTATGGGTGCATATTCACACTCATAGACCTTATTATTTATCCAAAGATATTGAAGAAGCTCGGCTATATTAATAGTCCCGTCCTCCACATATCCTGTCTTGTTATCGAAGTTTATTTTGGCTAGAGGTATATTACTTCCTTGTGGTTGATCACTTTTTTCATTACAACAATGCACGAACCTGTCAAAGAATATATCTTTCCAACCAAAATATTTATCCCTTATCGTCATAAGCCTATTTCTTGTCGTATAACGACATGACGTTAATAAGATCAGCTTTTCTGGCCATCCCCTCAAGTTTATTAAAGCCATCCATGTTATCTCCGCTGACGATGATAGTAGGATATACCTCTATACCGTACTTGGATATTTCCTCCTCCGTGGCTTTGTTCTCCGGGATCTGGTTTAACGTGACCTCACCCTCATACTCCTGTAATGTGTTGGCGATAATATACCGCATGTAGTCGCTGTACTCAGCGTCTTTCTTCGTGAAAAAATCAATTCTTACCATCTCAAATAGTTGTTAATCTGTTAATAATCAAATCAGCGGTAAATATAGCATTATCTACCTCATCTATACTCATCTTTCTCCCATCGAAATCGTTAGATAATAAATCCTTAACAATCTGATATCTACGCTGCTCCCAATTTACGTTTACATCAAAATTCAGATTCTTTACATAATCATAATTTAATTCATTATAACTGTAACTGAGATACTTAACTATCGGGAATAGGCTATCATCAATAGTGCGCTTGATTACATTAACGTATTTACCCGTTCTTTTGTCGATAGCTCTTAATCCCTCATCTACTACTCTTTTTACTCTTTTTCCTGACTCTTCCATTCTATAAGCCCTTTGTTATGTTTATCGTAATATAATAACGCTATGGCGTTCCAGCATACGGCGGATAGATGCATGAATCCCTCCTTATCATATCTCTCCCCTTTCGTATAAGCGACCAAGTGTCTCATGAGTGCACCTAGATAACGATTGAACCCATCAGGTATATCCTGCCATGAGTTATCAGCGTACTTCTTGGCACCTTCCGTATATACCCTCACGATGTCCTCTATCTCAGCCAAAGGAAGGAGATCCCACCGGAGTTTACCGTCGGCCCGGTCGTCCTTCCCGCTACCGTCTTTCCCTACGGCAGTCTTACATGCCTTGGCTACCTCCTCTTGGTGGGCTTTAATGATGGATGCACTATTAATATTATTGAAACGGGAAAGATCGTAAGCGTTTACATTGTCTACCTTTTCCTCATCAATAAGTTTTAACTTAATAGCCCTACCTAATGATACGACCATCTCCTCATCAACCCAAATAATCTCATCTACTTCATCCGACCATAGTCTGATTCTCATTCTTCCACTTTTATCAGCGGTCTCAACTACCTCAAACACATCGCCATCATAGACCACCTTTTGATACTTATAAAATTCCTCCTTCATTTTAAACTCCTTTTTGTTTTATTATTATTACTGGATCATCATTAAATGGGGATAATATCCCAATATGCAACAATATATTGCGCTCATCGCCCTCATTTTTATCGGCTTCAATAGCATTGATATTTGATTTGTTACTAGATATAATGTTACTATCTATATTAGGATCATTTTTGATTATAGCCCATCCTTTTATAATAGGTTCATGCCTCATTAATTTAGCGACATCTTCTTCTACCAACCAATATTCCTCAAAAACAGTATCCGGATATTTGGCTTTTATCTCCTCGTAAGTATTATACCATGTCATATTTTCGTAATTTAGATTAATAAAATTCACTAAGATCCCTGCATTCTGGCGTCTCACCTGTCATAGAGTAAAGCTCACCAGATGATAGATGCACGCAATGAACGGTCTTCCCGTCTATATACTCACTTCGCTTCGTGATCCCACAAATAGCGCAGCGTTGGATCCCCGGACCCGCCTTTATCCACGAGTGCCGTACGCTCCTCTTCCTTGTCCTGTTGGTGTCATTAAGCTTTCTCATGATCAATCCTCCAAGACCGTTACAATCTTATCTTTACCGATAACAACCTCATTCCCGCTTCTTACATCAAAGCATCTCTCACCCTCTGCCTCCTTGAAATAAAGAGAGCCATTGTACTCGAACAGACCGAATCCATAATCATCTAGCTTCATCTCTTTAAGTTTCTTGAATTTGTATACGCTTTTCATATTCTCCATATTATATTGCATTACTGGAAATATCATTATGATACTTATGCCTATTACAAGCAATCCTGTGTAAAACTTTTGTGAATCATATTTTTCCCATCCCTCCATCATCATGGCAAAGGAGATTACTATTATTATAATAATAGATATCAACCCTACCATATCATATCCTCCTTTCTTTCAAAAATCCCATCATATCCTCCACGCTAAGCTGGAAGCCGGCAGCCGCCTTATGACCGCCGCCACCGGGGTTGGCCTTGCGTGCCAGCGCCGAGACATCCACCTCCTCCTTGGTGGTATAGAACGAGCATCTGAAGAATCTGCCGTTCCAGCAAAATGGCATCATCAAATCATGTTTTCTAGGATCGTACATAGACTCGAATGTGGTGGAGTTAAACTCCGTAGTATTCATACATATCGCCTTGTATCCAAATATATCTGCCTCGAATGAGAACATCTTCATTTCTCCTCTGTTTTTCTCGATGATATATTCTATTATGGCCTCGCCATTTCTTATCATATCAGAAACAAACTCGCCATTCGCCTTGTTTAGCACCTCCCTGACCATGTCAACGTCAAGCCCGCAATACCCTCTCATCCCATATTGGAATGAAAGAACGTCACTCCATTCGAAGCGATCATGATCCCATACATCATAAGCGCTCAATAATTTTACCACGTCAGGGGTTTCGATATCATCGAAAAGATATTCCCACGTAAGCTCACAAGCCGCCGTTCCGATACGTCTTTTGCCTTTGACATTATATTCCTTCACAGCTTCTATCGCCGTCTTATGGTGGTCTATCCATGTGACATCTATCCCCTTGTCTTCCCATTCGTCGAATAAGAATATCGTTCTATCGCCAAATGACACGTCAACTACAAACACCTTATCATATTTATTCACGTCAGGTATTTCCTTGCCGTAATTGTAAGGAAGAAGATCAATGTCCCCTTTGAAATACTTTTTTACTATAGCCGCTGACATTACTCCGTCAAGATCAGCCTCATGATATATACATCCTGTCATAATCTGTTGTTTTTGATTAAAAAATCTATGTATTCTTTTATATCCTTGTTCCTGTCATTATCCCAGTCAAATGTCTCGTTTATGAATTTGAAGTACGATACTGGGATCGAATGCAACATCCATCCACAATACTTGCCGAATGTCATTAACGTAGAGCCAAGGGGATGATCCGGCCTTCCGGGAACAGGGGCGGCGGTTACGCCCTGCGCCAGCCCCCTCCTACGATCTTTCTTGGCGGCTTTGATATCCAGATCTGTTTTCGTTACCTTATCCCCCATCGGGATATTAGTTATTAGCTTATCGCCGATAAACATTCCCCATCCATACCCCTTGTAGTTCTCTATACTAAGTTTCCTTATATCACCGAACCTTGACGAGTTGTTACAACAATCAACGACCAAAGCACTATCCTTTCCGTCTTTTATACGGACTGCCCTTCCAAGCCACTGATAATACGATGAGAACGAGAACGTCGGTCTCCCTACTATCACGCAGTCCAGACCCGGATGATCGAATCCCGTACCGAGGGCGGAATAGTTGAACACTACCTTCGTCTTACCCGACTTGAACCCCTCGACTATAGCCTCCCGCTGTTTCTTTGGCGTGCCTCCGTGAACCACCTCCGCCATGCCGGCACATATCTTGGCGTTTATCCATTCGGCGGCAGTATTACAGCTCTCAACAGAATCCATAAACACCAGTATAGATCTACATACGTCTTTTAATACCATCAATCGACGCAAAATAAGGTTGTTTAAGCCATTTTTTCTCACCGCCTCACTAATAGACTCAGCCGTATATTCGGAGCCGTTAGAATTGAGTTTAAGGGCATCTCCATTGAAATCCCATGTCTCATACTTAAGAGGCGTCCAAAATCCTTGCCTTATCATCTCCTCTACCTGTGTCACGTGAATCAGATTCTTGAAATACACCGGTCTCATACGAGTGATGAAATTAAGTTGGGAATATGATGTCTGTCCTATCGACATGTTTTTAAGTCTACATGGCGTGGCTGTAAACCCTATCACCTTTCTCGGCTTCAGCTCATTCATGAATGTCATGAACTCACTGCCATCCTCAGGACTGTATCCGGCATGAGCCTCATCTATCAATACGTTTCTGATTCCCATCTCCTTAAGCTGACCAACAACTTTCTTGATAGATCCTAACGTGGCATATATCATGTTAGATAGCTCTTTCTTGCCACAGGAAGCGGAGTAGATGGTAGCCGGTATGCCATACGACGTTATCTTGTCGTGGTTCTGTTGCAGCAATTCTTTTGATGGTTGTAAAATCAGCGTCTTATCTCCCATCAATCTAGCCGCTTCTGCTATCAGAAGTGACTTACCGCAACCTACAGGACCTATGATCAATACCGGATCATGTCTATCAGAGTTTATGTAATCGGAGATACTTTTAACACACTCCTCTTGATATGGCCTTAATTTATATGTCATCTCTGTAGTTATCAAAAACGTCTTTCACGTACTCTAGTCTTATCGCACATTCCCGCCCATCGTCCATTTTTACCATCAAAGTCTCTTTGGTCTTGCTTATGGCTATCACCTCTCCTATTCCTATCTGGGTATGAACTATATCACCTATCTTTACATCAAATTTACTCATGGTCCAGCCTTTTATTAAATTCCTCTATCTTGCTCCTGTCTGTCTCTTTGGTCATCTTAGCCTCTTCCTTGAATATGTCATACCCTTCTCGGATATTGTCTCCAACCATATTCTCTATCATCTCCCTTAACTCATCGCTTCTTACGGCGAAAGATATCTGAAACGATTTACTTGTACCTTTCATTAGGTAATCAATCTCCTTCTTGCATTCTGTCATCAACCGATCCAGATTATCGAATTTAACGAACTTAGAGTTGCCATTGGCTTTCCTTACCCCATCCTTGAAATCCTCCAATATCCCGTTAAACACATCTGCCATACACATCATGGAATGTAGCCATACCAACATATTGAATTTATATTCATTATCAGCGTTGTTCATCAAACTCACCAAAGACTCGCTTTTTGTCAACATGATCTTCGATTCCCGGTCTACGATATCCTTTATCTCCTGCCGGCATTTCATGGCACCAACGAAATCCATTTTAGAATAACATTCATTTGATTTCTCTACCAATTTCCTGATATCCTTTCTAGACATCAGAAGATCCAATACCTGTTTTTCTCTTTCGTTTTTATCCATAATCGTTTATTTATTGGCACAAATATAATTAAAGCCTAGATATTTACCTAGGCTTTTTAATAAAGTTAATCTTTTTTATTCTTTCTTTTTGACTCATCCCAATCCGATGAGTACCTGCATGTCCCTTGTTTGTGGATCGAGAAATCGCACCAAAAACACAAGGGCTTGGGGCGGGGTTCAAGGCAGGCCGGCTGGCGTCCCATGAGGTAGCGCTTCTCGTACTTATACCCCTGTTTGGCGTCGTCCCAAACGTGAGCTTGATAGCTATCTATTTTATTTGTCTCGAAATCATACATGTCAAGGAGAATATCGTTAAGTTCCTTGACCGATCTCTCTACTTTCTCCTTATCTACCTTCACGTTCTGATTGTCCAGCATGCGGGTAAAGAAATAGCTGCACATATCCGGCAATACCTTATATTTTCTGAGTATGTAAAAGGCGTATATCGGATGTTGGAGATTATGAAGCAGCTTATCTTCATCGAATAACTTTCTCCCGGACTTCCAGTCTATCGTATACATGGCTATCCTGTCCTTTGTCTTATACTCTCCACGCCAGTCCACCGATCCTATGATATGTACCTTATCGTACGTAACGCCATCCAAAGTAAGAGGCTTGGGCAGCTTATAGGGCAAGACAAAGTCCTCCTCCACGCCTACCGGTCTCGACCCCCGGATCACCTTCTCCATTGGCGTAAGATCAGACCATGCCTTCTTATAATTGCCAGCAGCATCCTTCTCAAACAACCCCACAATCCATCTTATTAGCCTAGCCGCATGTTGCATAGACTCGATCTGGGATTTTACGCTATCAAAAGGAATCTTCTCTATATCCGCATAGTAATTGAAAGCCTTACTCATATCCTCATAAGAAGGTCTACATCCGTTCTTGAAGAAATACTCCATTGTCTGGTGGATAACCGTACCATATGACGTAGCCTCGTGCTTCTCCGTGGATCTGTGACCCTCCACGTAAGTCTTATACCACTTATACGGACACTGAACAAACGTGTCTATCTGTGAGTAGGATGCGGCAAGCACCTTCTCACCGCCTATCGTCTTGCATAGCAAGTTATTCTCCGGAACGATCATAAAGCCTCTCCGTATTTATGTCACGCCCATATAAATCCATCGAAATATTCTGTAGGTTATGCAAATACCTTATCTGGATAAGCTCGCTCAGGTCATCCTCCATATCCCTAAGTCCGAGATAATACTCGTCGCCAAAAACCTCCATGGTCATCCCGTGTCCACGATATACGTCCCTATTCTTGTCACTCTTGAAACCGATAGCGTCAAGAAGGTTATCGTCTATCTCAATAGGCATGACATCATCTTCCCCTGAATACCATTTCATTATCCCATCATCAACCTCACGTTCAAGGATTAATGATCCACTTTCATTACGCATACCGGTAACGCACCCTACTCTCCATATATCACCAGCTTTGTCTTTTACAAGATTGCCCGGTCTTAACTCCTTAACTGAAATCATATTCTTCCTCCTCATGATCGTCATCACAATCATCGACAAGAGGGGTCTCTAACCCCTCTTCCCAATCATCATATCCGAAATCCATTACTTACCCTTAACCCAATCATACAACATATCCACAAAAATCCCTACAGTTAGTTCATCGACAGATTTATCGCCAAAGACATCATCCGGAATCCTTATATCCATCTTCTCTTCAATCCCCATCACCACCTCTACGAAATCCAAGGGATCCATACCCATGTCAGTTTCCAGATCATCCTCGTTATTGATCTCGGCGGCATGATTAAGACCCGTAAACTCACCCATTTTCTCGAATATCGTTTCCTTGACTACTTTTTCAACTTCTTTTCTTTCCATACTAAATCGACATTTTTAATCTTCTACCTAATTCTTTTTTTATATCCGATATCCTTTCGATGTCCATCTTAACATCGCCTGTGATAGCGTATTCCTTATCCATTTTCTTGGGAGGATCCGGGAGCCGGCTTATGGCGAACAACCATGCCAGTTCCTTGTTCTTGTTCTCCCTAAGATACAAGTCAGACGTCATGCCATACATTTTTATGATCGTATCGAATAACGTTGATTCCGATAAACTCATATGCACACTATATACATTTGATGGTTTCCATATCAAGTTATCCAATCTCATCGTATACTCACGTTTAAGATCTATGTGGGATATTACGGCTCTTACTATAGGTCCCTCCTTGAAGTTGGTATTAGCTACGAACCATACGAGCCGTTTCTCTACCTCCTTGATAGCTCCTGTATCCTTACCCATATCGTTATACACACCAACGATACGGTCCCGGATCCCCTCGACCTCCGGTGTCAGGCCGGGTGTCTCTATCAGCATCAGCAGCGACCCTCCCCTTGGCGTTATCTTCCACTTCCCATTCTTCTGAAGCTCGATATAACCAGATGCTTTATAACTATCTATTTTCTCCTTTGGAATGACGCTAGCCATCTCCTCTTTCTGCCGGATCATCAAGAGATACCCGACATCAGACATCGTTAATCCTGATGTCATCATCTGTTCAAAATTTATATACATAAGCTAATGAGTTAAAATATTGACCTGATCTTTCTGGCTACCCTCTCGACTATATCGGGATGATCATTTCCGTTATATATATCTATTAGCGTCTCTATTATATGTAACCTTATGTTTTTCTTTGATGAATGAAACCAAAAATCTCCATTTTTTCTGTTTACAGGTTTGAACATCTTCAGTTCTGGTATAAGATAACACGCCACACATGATCTTTCAGCAAGTGATAATTCAATCGCTGTTCTTTCTATTGCTATGCATATAAATGCATAATTATCATTCTTTATTAAATTGTAAGCCTTTGTCAACACCCTAAGGGCGTCTGCTTTCGATAATCTCTTTCCCTTTTTCATATTGTTTTACCGTATAAGATTCATTAGCCATACCAACTCTACCAACTGATATAGATTGATTTATAGATTGGTTAAGATGCCCTACAACCGACATCTTAGCCCTAACCGTATTGGCGCATCTTAGAAGGATTCGATAATCCTCTAACGCCCTCTCGTATCTTACGTCCACCCTAGCCCTTTTATCAGCATCAGTCATGCTCTTACATGTTCCGTCCTCCCTCAGGCTTATAGCGATCTTGTCCCGTATGATTCTGATATCATCCTCGGCTATCACCAGTTCGGCGTCAAGAACCCCCTTGTATGAGCTAAGAAGATCCTCCACCGCCACAACTTCCCTTTTTAGGTTCTCCAATTCCAATATCATTGAGTTGTCATTTATCCTTTTATACTCCTGTACTTTATTGGATACCTCATCACAGATACTCATGATCTCCTTTTCCCGTTCCCGATTTATGATATATCTGATGCTGTATTTAGCCATTTCCTTTAACGAGGATATAATTTCCTTTATCCCCATCTTATCCTCAACCGACAATACGGTCTTTAAGAACATTTCCAGCACCTTTATCACTACAAGCAAGTAATTATGTCTCAATCTCATGTCAATAAGGTGTTTCGTCATGTACTACATTGAAATCATCACTGGGCGGTATATATTGTTGCTCCAATGGAACACCGGGAGGTGGGGGCGGAAGCGTCACTACGGTCGTGTCCGGCTTGCCGCTACCCACGGGGGCATCCGAGCCTTCCGGTCTTTCTTGGCGCACCACCCCTCCATCAGGATAATATCGCTCATATCCTTTCATGATATCTACATGTATAGCGTCAATCTCCTCCAATGATCTTTGACGGACCTTTACGATATGATGGAACAATAATCCATCCACACGGAAGGATCGTCTTGACTCGCTCTTGAAACGTTCCAGATTAGGATACCATCCTTGCGGAAATTGCATGTATGAGGAGTACCCGTATCTCCTTGGGATATTCAACACTACCATAGCCGTACACAGCTGCCCCAATGAGTCAGACTGATAGAAATCAGACTGCCTTGGCATATGATCCTTCGGATCACGTCTGCCCTCTATCTCTCGATTAAGTTGCGATACGATAAGGAAGAAGATGTTTGGGAACGTTCTTTTGGCTATATTACACATATTCATCAAACTATCTATATTCCTCTTGGCATCACCCGAACCTTGTATAAGAGCTGTATGGTCTATGGATACAAATACAATTTTCTTATCCTTATTCGCCGGCATATATACATTCCATAGAAAATCTTTAAGCTCATCAACTGTTGTAGGTATGGGTATATACGTTATTCTGTTTGAATTTTCTTGTTTAAGACATTTTTGCATTTCTAGCATCTCCTCTTCATTCATTTTACGAAGGAGGATATCTTCTATGTCTTTGTTCATTTTTTTTGATAGTGAACGTAATACCAAGTCTTCCGGATTCATCTCGAACTCACATCTTAACCATACATAATCATCTGCTTGTGGATTGATGTTGACATTCATCACATTGTTCATGATCTTTTGCGCCAAATAGGATTTTCCAACCCCTGGTCTAGCTCCTATGGCTATCGCATGTTGAGGGTAAAATCCCCCCAGCAAAGCTTTGTCTAGATAAGGGTATCCAGTACGAGCCGGGAGAAGTTCTCCCGACTGGTATTTCATTATCCTCTCATAGGCGTCCATGATAATTTCCTTGGACGTCTTCCATATCCTATTATCGTTCATCCTCGTGCGTTTCTATCGCCAGCCGTATCGGATTTAGATCCTCTGTTAGCTGATCTTGATTTATATCTTAACCCCTTAGCCGTATGGCATAGATCCTTCCCCTTCCGATAAGCCTTACCCTTTAGCTTATCGGTCTTGTAGTTCTTGCGACCCAACTCCCGTCTCTTGGCTTTCTGCTCAGGTCTGGCGTTGATCTTCTTATCCGTCTCAGCCTTCTTCTTTCTGGCTTCCGGATGTGTCCTATAATATTCAGTCGATCTCCCCATCCTCTTCGTCCTCCTCATCATCAAAATCTATATTCTCTTGTATATCCAAATCCTCTTCCTTTAAAAAAGATGGATATTCCAATCCCAGACGCTTAATCATATACGAATATGGATCAGACGCAAATTCATCTGGTATCTCCCATGTGCAAGGGAATGTACCTATTACCTTTTTAAGTTTATCGGCTAATTCGCTACTCATCCCCATATTAACCATTTTATTATAAACTGTAGCTTCTACGCTACTCACATTGCCTCCAATATAAAAACCTGTTGGTTTGTGAACAAAATAAATTTTCTTCATTTTACATGTATTATTTATTTTATTAAAGGTATCCAATTTGATTCGATACTCAAATGTTCCATTATCATTAGCTCTAATGCTCATATTTATCCTTCTTGCGATCTCCATAACTCATATCCATATCACACGCCACCGTATCGGTCGTGTCGTTTACCACATGGAACAGGAACTCCGGACACCCGTGGCAGGCGTTGCTCCCGATCGCCACCGCTCCGTGCCTAGGGCAAGCTTTCTTTACCATGGTTCTATCATATATCCGTATATGATTATCACCATATTTTTCAATATATCTCATGGTATTAAGTAATGATGGCAAAGACATCTTATATGGGGATACATGTTCTATTGGTATATCCAATTCACCAGATAGGCTTTTGTAAATATCCTGTACATCCCGTTTTGTTCTATACGCAAATATATTAATCTCAGTCATTACCATATCCATACTCCTAAGAAGATCCGGCTTAGCCAGCCTCCCCATCGGTTTCCCGAAAGGATCGGATCTCATCCAAGCCCCACACTTCTCGCACCCAACTTGCTTCCCCTCCACCGTATTTATTATAGTGGATGGGATCTTGCAATACGGGCATACAGATCCGTTTAACATAGCTTTCTGGGCTAAAGACAGCTCTTTCATACCTTTTCTTCTATCTCAACATTAAATAGATTGCAGAATCTATCAAAATTTCTGTTCTCTATTCTCATATCCTCCTCATACCTGTCAACTGATTTAATGAAATCATTATAACAGTCCTCGCACATCCATTGATTGATTACCGCTACATAATAGCCCACGGACGTAGGCCTGTTACACATATCGCAAATACCTAAGCACCCATATCTGGTGAGCTTATCCATCATCTCCTGCCTTGTTATTTCAAGCACCTTGAATTTCTTGTAATTGTTAACTACCTTTGCCATTGTAAATTTGTTTAATGATAAAATAATCCGCTATATCCATTCCCTCATTTATATTGGGTTTTGATTCGAGAAAATCGCTTATCTCTATATTCATTCCCTTCATATCCCTATCCACTTTCTTCTTCCACTCGTTAAACGCCGATCCTTTGTCAGGATATAGGACTATTCTCCTACGTCCCAATGCCTCTATCATCTCCCTTTTCAACATATGGATACCGCCACAGGCCATAAACAACCTACTAGGGTACACAATATTGCAGATAACAGCCGTCTTCTCTGACTCTACTATATACACCGGAGCGTCATTGGGATAGAAGTTGATAAGAAACTCCCCGAACAGGCATTGCCTAAGCAGGTAATCCTGACCGTCCAGTATATGCACCCAACATACGTGATCCATGGGAACCTTTACCCTCTTCCCGTCAGGCCCGTAGTCCATTATCTTTCCGGTCCGCACTACCCAATTCTTATCCAGTTGCCAGAACACACAGCACTTACCCCAGTCCCCGAATCTCATCATCCCCACCTTATACAAGCTAAATGCCCTATTGGTATGATATGATCCGAAGATATTGGATAGATAATCCTGAAGATCGGATGTCTCGAAAGGATTAAGCGTCTCAAACATCTTGCTTACCGGAATGCAGTTGGCTATATCCGGATCCATAGGAGGTCTGTACCTCCTTAATACTTTGTTTGAATCGGTAAAAAGATCATTGTTCCCAAGTTCGCTCCCTGTTGGATATTTAAAGTAACCACATTTATTTTTATGATCACACACCCCAAACTGCTCTCCAACGATCTGACCGGTGGTTACGTCCACGTACGGCGTAAAACACTTATCCTTGCCGCATTGCGGACACGTCAGCTTCCTCCTTGGTTTGCTATGATCCAGCTCATACCGATGAACGCTCTTATTGAACTCCCTAAATTCCATCATCCTCTCCTCTCATTCATGACTCTATATATATAGTCCCTCAGTGGTTCTTTTCTTATCAACTTATTAACGTCAAACTCGCCTTCTATGTCCAAGGATCCGACTCTTGATGTAACCGTATAATTAGTTTTCTCGAACTTATACTTTCCTTGAAGATATACTACGGTAGCCATATTCAATATAGGGTTGTCAGTCTGTCTCTTCAACTTATATTGGCTGGTCTTTGCGGTAGGATCACCCGGAGCGAAGTTATATATCTCCTCTATCTCCAATATCTTTCCGTAATTTTCCAGTATCATTCTTCTATATAACTCAAGCTGGAAAGCGTACTCGTCATAGAAATTGCCTTTCCTGTTTGATTTGAAGTCCAATATAGCGAATATCCTCCTGCATCTCTTTATCTTTTTTTTCTCCGTCTTAGGCTGACCTTTCTTGGCTCCCGTCTTATAGAACTCTCCTGTCTCGACCTCTATCTCCACTGTCTCCGGCTCGCTGTCCATCTCCACCACGGCGTCCACCGAAGAAGCTATCTTTAACCTGCTTGACCTCAACATCTTCTCGATCAATACAGGTTTTACATGTCTTTCCTTGCAGAATATGGCAAATGATATTAGATCCTCTATCAGCTCATCAATGTTATCCACTAATATCCGCTCCATCCTATACTTGTCTATTCTCAGCTTAGCCTCCTTGACAGCCTTCCTTATCCACGTCGGGATCAGCTTTATCTTAACCCCGGTCAGATACAACCCAAATAGATAATGCATGATAGTACCTAAGTCAGCCCTGTAGTTAGCGTACTCATCAGGATCCTTACCCTTGAGCCTCATCTCATTCTTCCACTTCTCCAAAGCGCCGGACGTATCACAATACCCATTGGCGATATTGTTAGTGGCTCCATCGTATATGATAGGATACCCATCAACATCCATCTCATAATACACACGTTTGCCAGCGACAGTCATTCTATATAACACTGGTGTCGGGATATCCCTTATCCATTCAGCGGCATAATACTGTTGCTCTGTCTCCAGATCATACTCAACCTCCATCTCCTCCTTAGGCTCGTTTTTAGGCTCTTCAACAGGCTTTTTCTCCTCGATCATATCTTTCTTTGGGATCGTTGACAAAACGTCTAATATGCCAAAGAAAGCGGTAAATTTAGGATCTGTATGATATGATCTTAATATTGGTAATGATGATCGCCAATAATATGATGGCGCATTCTCGTCCATTGACTTATTATGAACAAACTCTATTACAACACCATCATCTGTGATAACCACATGATGTTTTTTGGATAAACGAACTCTCATATCATCAAACGATTCTTGATCGCTTATGACTTCCATATCCATTCCTTTCTTATATATCGTATCACTTATAGCCTCGTATCCAAGAGCTAAAAGTAATTTTTGTTTTCTTCTATCCATGATAATAATCTGGTTTTTAATTTACCATCCTCCTCGACTCTAGGTGCGAGATCCCTCATCCTTCTGGCTACCAACAGCCATACGTTGCCAAACTCGTCCAAGAGCCGGCTGAAATCCATCGTATCTAATAGATAATCGAATCTTGTATGCTCATCAGCCGTCAAGTAAATAATGTTATCGTTATCCTCGGCGACCGATTTATATTTCCGTTTAGGGTATAAGTGGCATATGTTGCTTACCCCCGGGCATGGTATGTATGCGCCGGTAGCAGATCTCCTTGTCATACTCAATCTAGCCACATGGGCGCCAAAGAAAACGGCTATGCTCTTCCCCTTTGGCTTGGCCTTCACCCGTATCGCCGCCCTTTCCTTTGGCGGTAGCTCCTTGGCTCTGCACGCGGGACACAACCCCTTACTCCTTATGGTTACCATCCTTCCGCATCTCTCACACGGTAACATCCTACCTCTCATGCCTTTTTCTTTTTATAACTTTTGTTGAACTCCATAAGGCTCATAGCCCTATACCTCTTAAGCCTATTAATCTTACCCTCAGTCCAATCTTGATCCTTGAAGTTGATGATCGTATCGAATATCTGAGCCAGCTCTCGGATATTAAAATTCCTGTTCTGTATTTTTTTATAGAATCCGGACCTACTATACCCTAACTTGGAAGCCAGATAAGTCTTATTAGATAATGTGAGGATACGATAAATCGTACCCTCCATCTTACTTATCTCCATCAACTTCTCGGCGACGGATGACATGGTTTCGTAGCTAGCCTTGTTGCTTACTATCCTCATGCTTCTCCGGGTTCCTGATCTTACCGTCAAACTCATAGAAATCCATCAACTTCTTCTCCTCCTTAATACAGGTTACCACGAAGTCTGATATAGTCCCTTTCATGCCCTCCTCGAAGTTCTTCTTGGCATGATCAAGGTCATTGGCCCGAACGATGTAGTTAAACGCCTTGCGTTTCTCATTGCTCGATTTCTCGTCTATCGTAATATAATCAGCCGTGACCTTATAGAACCGGTCTCCATCCATGGCAAACAATTCCGCTATCCGGAACCTCTTGATATCCACGCTAAACTCACCGGAGATAAATGGTCTCATCTCCTCTATGATCCTAGCCTCACACTCGGTATAAGAAAGGGCATCTACTAAATACTCTTCCTTTACCTTCTTCTTCATGCCGTTCTCGGCATCGGTCTCGTAAGAAACCGTACATTTAAACCAATTGTGCATTTTAATCTATATTATTATTAAACAAAGGATAATCTTTTATTCCTTCACGAATATATCTCTCCGTATCATCATCCACATCATAAGCCTTCTTGAAAAATATCATAGCCTTGTCCGTATCGTGATCCACCAACGGGAGATATTCCTTTACGAAAAGAACTTTAAGATGGTTCATATGATCGATCTTGCGCCTTACATCAATTACTTTTGACCATATCTTGGCACGGATTTCACACATCTTTTTTGTGTTCTCCTTATATTTATCTACCTGATCTTTATATTCCTTCTCGATCTCACCGTTCTTATCCTTGATAGACTTGTAGGTTTCCTTATCTTTCGTGTCAAACATCGGAATATGTTTGATATTGATTATATCTAACTTACCGCATAGTTCCTCATTGGATACAACGAAATCATAGCTAGTCCTATATAGATCAAATTCACTTAAAAGCTTAGCTATCTTAATAGCATCATTCTGATCAAGAACGGCTATACTCAAACCTTCTAAATAGTAGAAGAAATGTGATGGAGAAATAGGCTTATAGTCATATGTCTTCATGATTGGAGGCTCATCTATGAACCTTACGCCTTCCTCCACACATCTTGTTACGATCAATTTCTCTACCTGTTCGTCAGTAAGATTATATATCTCCTGATCGGTCATCTTATCAATTGTCTTCATCATCATCATCCTCCGACATCGTTATAGCCTTTGTAAACTTTTGTTTATAGACCTCACTCATAAGGCAGGCGAAAGTCCTATCATCCATACTAGCCATAGTATTGGCCTCTACCGTCAGATCCATCTCAATGTTCTTTACCGAGATTTCATAGTTATCATCATCTTCTTTATAGAAAATGACTTTACCACCATACTCGAAACCATCATCCTCGGCCTTAATCATATCGATGATCTTCTCTAACTCCTTTACAAATTCACTCTTTTTCATATGTGTAATTTTTATGTGTCTACAAAAGTAGACATTTTGTTTTTGAATTAAATTAAATAAACATTATTAATAGTTAATATTATTCTTTTGTTTTATCAACCATATTTTACTCCTTGATAAACTCAGCACAATATTTATCCACCCTAGTTATCTCCCGATAATCATCGGCACGAATACCATATCCTTTAGGTGTATAATCACTTTATCCTCCATATATCTTAAGCCCTTTTATATTGTATTTACTTATATCCGCACACAAATTACACCCTCCATGACAACAGCACCACGAGCAAAAAACTAGTCGCTCCCGCTCCTGCATGCTTTGAAACTCCACCGCCGCCCTATACCATGCCGGGGATAATACCTCGACCTTTTTCGGCACTGGCGGCGTCATGAGCACCGATCGCCGCCTTCTTTTGGCATCTTCCCTACTTCTCATTTGGATTATCCTTTAACAGCTCAGCTATCTTATCTTCCTTCAACATATTTTGTTTTCTCATATTATCCACGATAAAGGTAGCGAACGCCATATCATACCTCTTCCTTAACTCATCAACAAAAGATTTAGCTCTTGATTCTATCATTGTCCCAATACCTCCGTCTACAACTTTCTTCATCCTACCTCTTATAAACTCATCCACCGTCAACTCATCATCCATATAATCTAGCCTGAATCTATATTTCTTCTCGCTGGCGTTCTCGATGAGATCACTTATTGATTCCCTCGCTATATCCTCAATTTTCTCTGATATCGGATTGGATATTTCCCTCATCAACTCATTCTTGAACTTTTCTTTAAGTTCACGTACTACAGCTAACCTGACCGAGCTGGTAAACTCCTCTTTCAACGTCGCTTCGTTGTACATAGCTTCATTGAATACATCTTCCAAATTTAATTCTACTTGTATTTTCATATCATTATATTTTAATAAATTATAAATTTTTTAGGCATATAATTATCATGTATTATTCCCCCCCCCTCATCTTTTAATATTAATTTCTTCCCGATCTTTTTAATTTTTGTCGGTCTTGATAATCGATAGTCTCTTTCTATCGGTCTATTAAGTACATCATCCTTGTGCCCCTTGTATCCTTTCTCGTAAGCACTAACCCTTGCGCAAAACTCAACCACATCGCCTGGCGATAAATCAGCACTACTAAATCCTTTTGTTAAATCGAACCACAAATGATCTGATACTATTTTGCTATCAAGTGTCACATCTTGTAAAAGCATCGTTTTTACAGGTCCAATGTATCCATTCCTAAATCCAAATCTAACAAAGGTTGCTGTAAACACGTGGCGTCCTTTTGATCCTATTGTTCTCAATTCTTCTCTCATCTCCTTTCTTATTTTTTATTCATAAAACTAGTAATTTTCTTCAAATACCCTCTTGTCATCTCAATAAAGTTCACGCAATCCAACTTGCTCAACTTGTAAATCAAAGCCGGGTTATGAATTACGGCTATAATTTGTGTTTGTGGTTTATGAAATGACAGTACATTGTACAGATCCATGATATTGTCAATATCTAGATTCCTATCTGGTTCATCCATAAGGATCGTATACTCAAAATCCTTCTCCATTAATACCACACGATTGTCTTTGTAGTATTTTAAAAGATTGTCGATCCTGTTTGCCCAGAACTCATTTGACTTTTTCTTAAATTCCATAAGCTTCTGTATCGGAAACGCATACTCATCCTGGTTAAACATAAAATCAAAAAGCGAGTTCATGGCATGAAGGTTCTTCTCCCCAGAGGACCTAGATGCCCCATTCATATACAAACTTAAATTATTGATATTATTCAATATATCATCATTTCTCATTTCAGTTTGCTGTATGAGATGGAAGACTTTCCCAATATAATCCGACTTAATACTGATCCCGTCAAGCACCTTGTCATCATCAAATATATCCTGGAAATACAATGCTTCTGACGGTAATTCAGGACACATCTTTTTCTCGCACAACATGTACTTCGATATCATATTCAGGAGGGTTGATTTCCCGCTCCCGTTCTTGCCTACAATCACATTCACGCCTGGCTTGAATATAAACTCAGAGCCATTTTTGAACGCTTTTATCTTTGGGATATATTTAAATGGAGTCTTCTTGTTGTCGTCTATCCTTATAGAAGTTATCATCTTATATGATTTTGTGTTGAATTATTTAAGCCTTTCACCAATTGCCAAATCAAATATCTTATCAAGACATTTTCTCATCTCCTCCGCATACTCAAACAGATCCTCTTTTGAAAGCTCCCTGCGCTGCCAATCATACATATTCGTATATCGAGATTCAATAGCCTTATCCTCTATCTCCTCAAGCACTTTTTTAATAGACTCGTCTTTTTTTTGGCACATTTTTATCTTCTTCTCTCCCATATCTAGTAAATATGAATATTATATAATCGCCTATTTTTATATCCCTACATCCGCCCCATCCTCTTTAACCCAACTATCTGTATCGCAATGCCAACAATACCCTGTCTTGGAATCTTCTTTATGAGAATGGGAACCACATGTAGCGCACCAATAATTATCATCTATATCATATGTATAACTTTTATCCTCATGCATCTTATTTATTCTAGCTACCCTATCTTTCAGCAGATCCTTTAGATAATGGCATTTGTAAGGCCTATTTTCTTCCCTTAATATATAAAGATCGATGTCCATCATACTCCCCATCCTGTCCGTACACATGCACTCGGCGGCATGACGTACGCTAACTTCTGGCATCCCCGGGACTATCTCCCGGATCACCGCCTCCATCTTCTCTTGGTATTCGGTGTCTACCTTGACCACCAAATCCTCTAATTTATCTATTAAACTCATGATCTTTTTACTTCTTTGTATATGACATTTGTATTGTCTTCCCTATCTATATTACAACAACAAGAATACATGCAGTAATAACCCCTGTTATTAAATACACATCCATCACAACTGCTATCATCAATCTCTATTACCTCCAATTCTATTTTCTCCATGCCGGTATTATATTTAAATATACTACCTATCTTATGATATCCTATATCCTTCAAATACCTTATATGATTATTTTCGTTAAATAATCGGTTGATAAATACATCCATTTTATCGTTTAGACCATTTTTATCTAATAACCCCTCGCACTCATTTTTATTAAATCCAAAGGATATCATAAAATATTTTGCCATATCAAACCTTTCCAGTTCCACCAATTTTTGTATGCATAGCCATATTCCTTGTCTTATGCCTTCTTCTTTGGCTTCTCGCACTCTATCTCCCATATTATTTTGTATTAATTAAGTAACAATATTTCTCTTCGCTCTATTTTGATCATTGATGGATTATCGTCATGATCATACCAATATAGATACCATATACCTCCTCTATTGGCCTTCCACATCTTCCCTTCATATTCCCCTGATGGGATCGTTACTGAATATTCTCTAAGACCCTCAAAGGTTTGTTTGGTCATTAAAGCGTATTCCTCATCAATTTCTATGTATCTCCTATGGGGCTGTTTCCATAACATCCCACGTTTGTCTGTTATCTTAGGTATTATATTCTCTCCATTCATGATGCTTTGTAAATTATGTATTAACTATTGTATATCTAACACTCTCCCCATCTTCCCTTTCGCATCCCAAGCAACCTGATTTTGCGCAATCATATATATAATTTTCAAAAGCGCATCCCGAACATCTATCACACTTATCTACTCTTAATGTCATTTCAGACATACCAACTTTATAGTTAAAGACTTCCCCTATTTTATGATACTTAATATTTATACATATAGTATCGTTTTCACTTATGGTACTGCCTTCACTTATCATATTCTCACGTCCAAACATATTGTCAATAAACTTAATCATCTCATCATTGAATGATTCGCTTTCTTCTTGCAGCTTCCTACATTCATCCTCGGTCAATCCACAAGAAGATACCAGCTCCTCCGCAGCTTGCGTCTATCGCCCGTCGTGAGCCAGCTCCTGAACCGACAGCCATACCCCTTGGTTCATGCCCTCCATTCTTGCCTTATCTAAAATACCCTTATCCTCCATATCCTCGATCATTTAAATTCTTGTTTATTATAACAATCTCTATATCGTTTAACATTTTATCTTTTGATGTTTTTTCTACTGTTCTTGGAATGATATTAAAATCTTTATTGCTAAGCTTATTATCCACCATAATCTCAATCAACTGCTCTATGGTAAGCCCAAGCTCATTATGGATATAATTATTTATCGCTTTATATTCTTTACTTGTTTTTGTACTCATATTTATCCCTCCTATTCAGTCATTTTTTTAACAAAATTTTCCCATAACATATCAACATCATTGTAATGTTTACAACAAGCATTCTGGATTCTCTCTATCAACGGAATGAACCATAACTGAGTTATTCCGTAACGAGTCTGAATTATTCTGCATAGGTTTATTTTTATTATCTCCATGTCATCAATACTAGGAGATGTGTTATTATCATCACATCTATCTAATATTGTTTGAATTGTAGCCAAATAATGATCCATATCTTAAATTGTTAATTATATTACCATCTCCCATTTCCCGGCGTAAACAGTATCTCCCCTGTCCTCACCCAATGATTCCAGTTATTTTTAAGTTCATCAATATCATACGCCTCAGCCGACTTACCGTTATCAGATCTTTTTATGACTGACATAATACTTTCCGCTTGCACGCTCCAATGACTATAACAGTCTGTCCCGCACCCGCACGCCGTGGCTCTCCCGTTATCGAACTCCCAGACCAGAGGCCGGAGGCCGCATCGTGGACACGGCAACCATTCCATTGGATTCTCCGGCTCCTCATAAGCATCAATACACTTGTACTTATATCTCTCTACCATTATGATCAACCATTACAGAATTGATTTAATCTTTCGATTCCTCATCTCATTCTTATCCTTGAACATCATTATCCTATTTACAATCCCCTCCGATTCCATGTATGTAGAGAATCCATGTATCCTTAGATATTGGATAGCTGATAATGATTTCTCCAATATCTCCCTATATTCCATATCTGTTTTAACTGCTTTCTCCATGATCTTTTTCCTCCATTTCTTCTAATATGACTTTAGCCAGATATACCACCTCACTTATCTGGTCGTAATAAACATCCACCCCATCAACTTTATCATAATCGTCATCATATCCATCGACCATCAAATTATCTTCCCCCGATAAATACACGGATGTTATAGATAAACAAATCAACCCGTTATCGGTAAAGATCCTTATTTCAGCCGGAAAATCATCTACATGGGTTCCGCTATCCATGTCAAGATCAAGTCTCCCTGTTCTCTTAATCAAATCAACCATAGCTCCATAAGCTACTACGTTCGCATTTAATAGCATTTTATTTAATGCATTTACTCTTTCTACGTCTTTCATAATCTCTAACCCCTTTGTATTACATTGTTATACGTTATCCTATTATCTTGAATCACTTTCATGAAATGATCTTTAGTATAAGCAAAATACCCCAATAATGGCAAGCATGATTATAAGCCAGATGAATGCACTTATAAGACACCCCTCACCAAGATTACCCATATCCCTAAAGAATAAGTAATTAAAAAACATTTTCATTCTATTCATAATAAACTTTATTTAATGCGTTTATTCTTTCTACGTTTTTCATATCCACTCCCTTTGTATTACATCGTTATACGTTATTCCGTTATCTTGAATTAGTTTCATAAACTGATCTTCGGTATAAGCCAGAGATTCCCCTCTGTTAGCCCTCTCTATATTCTCACTCATCATCCCTATAGCCTGTATTAAGGCTGCTGAGGAGTTGGCTATTAACTTAGCCGCTTCTATTATCTTATTATCATCCATAATCATATCACTTTAACCTCCTCGTTCCACAAATGTCTTTCATATACCATGGTGATCCCTATCAGGATTCAGGTATCTCCTCCCCAATAATTAAGTATTTGATATTTAAACTTATGGGGTAACTCTTGTATCCCTCCTTTATCCTTGTCATAAGGATAAAAATCAGATAATTTTACTGTTTTCATCTTTTGCCTTATTAACGATACATTTGTAAAACAACCCTATCTTCCGCCTCCCCATCATCAGGATGGACATCAGTAAAATCAATGATCGAAAAATCATATAAACATGGTGTGTACTCTGTCTCGTAACCATCACCGGCTACCGTCACATTTATTTCTGCCTTCTTGTTCACGACAAGCATTAATTCGTTAATTAAATCCTGTACTGTTACTATTCTTTTCATATCTAATATTTATTTTGAAAATCTGTAATCGCCCGCATAATCAATCCACACACGAAAATCATTTGCATATTTTCTTGCGTCTTTCTTCGTTTTTCGATGTATGTCTTTACTAACGCTACCTCCCAAAACCCTATCCAGCTCTTTTTGTAAAACCGCTCCGATAAGAGGATAGACGTCCAAATAATTGCCTTCACACTTTTCGAAATCTATTACCTTGTTCCCTATTGCCCGTTCTAATGCCTTGTCCATTGCCTTCACGATGGATTCTTGCACATCTTTATATCGATTGATAAAATCCTGTTCTTTATTTCCCATTTTAATATATTTTTTACAAAAGATGTTCATTACATTCATAAGGAATACAATAAACATACACTGTCCCATTCAAACATTCATATTTAGTCTTCCCATCCTGATCGTCTGTAATTGTTCTTATGAATAAACTGGCCTCCCAATCATCATCTTCATAATATTTTACTAACACTTTATCAAATGGTTTGAAATCATACCTTAACTTCTCTTTAATACCAAAGAATTGTTTCAAGTACATTTTAGCTTTAGGCTCTTTGCTTGTTTTAAGAGCATCAATAAACTTTTGCCTTTCATCCTCAGTAGCAAATCTGTATCTCTCAATATTATTTTGATCGGCATGTCCATTATTTAAATGTAAATAACTCCCTTTTTTCCAAGAGGCATAATGAGACGTAAGGTATTTCCCGTTTGTATTCAATATGAATAAGTAATCACCTTCTTCATTGCTCAATACATCCCCATCCTTAAATGTTGTATATTCCGGAATATTAATACAAAGCCTACATCCTCTTGTTCCTATCCCATCATCAGAGAACCAGTCTGATGTTATACCATAATCAGAACAAATCACCCCTAGTGTACTAAATTCTATCCTATCTTTATTATAATACACTAACTTTACCTTATAATTATCTCCGACCGTTACAATCTCACCATTGCATTCACCATTGCTGATTTTCTTTGCCAGCTCTAAGTCAAATGGTTTTGTTATCATTCTCTTTTCCATAATTTTACATGTATTTATATTGTTATTTTTCACTTTAGCTATATTATCATTTTGTGGCAATCTTGCTTTAAGATCATCTATAGTCCTTAAATCCATATTATATGTGCATAGATGAGCGTTCCCGTAACCGGTTAAATTGTTTATTGCAGCCACATGATATCCGCCACCTATGTTATACACTTCCTTGACCTCCCATATATCCCTGCTATCATATTCATATCTATTGTTCCGGTCTATAAAATCTTGCTTTATAGATACCATATCTCCTTTTTTAATATTCATATCTTCTTATGTGTTTATATATTATTTGCCTGCCCAGCCAATCCAACGAACATGAACGGACGCCTCGCTTCCCTCCGCACGTCTTACCTATACACGCCGGCCCCACCGGTAACGCCGCCCATGACATCTTGGATGTCTCTCCCGTAAATCTGATAGTGATCGCCACAGCTCTCAAATGTTACTTGATAGCTGTTTAATCCCATCCTAATTGTCTCGCAATACCTTTCATCTCGCTATACGCGATCCTGTGACATCCAGCAACCAATATATCATTCTTATAGCTATTGATCTTCCATTTGTGACCGGTTGTATCCAATACCATATCGCGTTGGAATTTACTGCCATTATGGAAGAGCTTTATCAATTTCCAAAGTCTCTCAGCTTCAGCTCGTTCTATCTTGATATTCTTGCTAGTCTCAATTATGCCATTCTTAATGCGAAGCCATACGTTAGGCTGATCATCCTCCAAATAATAATGTAGATATAACTCCAGAATCTTGCCAGACTTCCACATCTCGATCTGTTCTTCAAATTTTTTCTTGCGATCTTCTTTTTCTTTTCTTCTTTTTTCAAAAATTAAAGCCTCTTTTTTCGCCTGACTATCTTCCCATCTCTGACATCTGGCCACATACTCAGCCCACGTTCCTTCACCACAAATCTCATCTACTATCACATTGGTCGTTCCTAAAATTTCTAACGCTTGATGATTTAGCAATACCTCAAACACACGCTTTAACTCATGGACATATTCACTTTTAATCTTATCCGATTCATAAGATAACTCATGTTTAGTTCCGAGCCAATCATTTGCACTCTTTTTAAGAAGGCTCTTGGGAGTCCCCATATTAAAGAATTCAATATAATTCATCATATTTCTAAAGACTCCCCAAACATTCCTATAAGATAGACTCGTTCTGACCTTCTTATATTTCTCAATATCTTTTTTGATAAACTCCAATTGACTGGTGATAAAAGCCATGCTGCCGTCATCAGACATGTTATATCCAACAGGAAATACCTTTGATCCAGTTGGTATCGCATTATAAATACATCTTAGATGTATAGAAGTAGAAATAGAATAATACTCATCGTTAACCAAATACGCCTTTTCCCCACGCTTATTCCTTACGATTCTTCCAACCTCAAAATGATAACCATAAGAATAAATACTTCTACCTTCAAAGAAAAGATTACTACCTTTTTCGGATTCTTTCTTTTCATTTGCCCATAAGTGAGCGACCATAGAGTTGTTCATATCAATATTTTTTTGTTATACAACTACAGATTAATAATACGATATACGTTCATTACATCCGACATCTTGAATTTATCAACATCCGTATTCTTAACATCATATGTATATGAGTCAAATAAATTACTTACCGCGTTCAACCAATCATCATCTGTCGGTTCTTCTACCTCATCCATACAATCATACACATCCCAGTAATTCATGAGGATACCGTTGTACGCTATTTCCGGATCAGCGTATTCTCCTCTTGACATAAAGCAGATGTTTTTGCCGGCCTCGTTGCCGGCAACTATCTTTTTGTAATCTTCTATAATCTTATTCATTTTTCTGATAGTGATTATGTGTAGACTAAAAATTACTTTAACTCAAATTTAATTCCTTCCGGGAGTTGGGAGCGATCCACGTTATTCACGAAATCATCAAACTCTTCCTTAGTGATTTTCTTTTCATAATCTGCCCAATTGAAACATAATGTATTTTTGTGATTATAATATATTACATTATCAACATGCAATCCATAGTCAAATACACAGAGCATTACCTTCTTCCCAACTTCTGCTTTTCTGATCTCTTTGTCATATTGCTCACAAATTTCAGCACGCTTTTCCATCATCTTTGCCTTATGAGCCTCTTCCCTACGTTTTTCGATATTTTCTGCGGAATAATACCCGGCTTTAATGCTCTCTTCAATAAGTAAACGTTCCTCGTCCGTTAATGTCAAAGTAAACCTTTCCCTTTCCGGCGTATACGGATTTACCCATTTCTTGCCACACAGGTCTTCAAGTTCAGCAATAAGCTCGTCTGATTCACGTTTCCATCTATCCACAATCCCCAGATTGAAAAGCAGATACTTGAAATACATCTTATCATCCACCGCTTCAGATAATTTGGAATATTCCTTGTCTGATATACGTAAATATTCAATAGCCACAGACTTATCGCTATTCTTTATGTGATACATGCCATTTTCCACCGGATACATAGGAGCACCATAATGATTACAACAATGTAATGGTATAAACTTCGCCAATTCCGGACAATGTTTCGCAATCTCATCGTGGCAGCAGCCTCCCATATACTCTTTATATATCCCATATTCGTTTTTCCAACGAATGTCAGCGGTTATACTCCAATCACACATATTGTTATGACAATCATCATCTAACGATATCGTGACTGTTATTCTGTATTCCCTTTTGTTTTCTGTAAAGAATTTTGTACTTAAAAAAGTTAGTTTATTTGCAGTTTTCATATTTTTATGTTTAATCGTTTAACTTATGAAAAATAAAATCGGCACAATTTCCCGGAAGTGTTCCTGCATCATTATATTGATAGAACCCTTCTGTTTCCCAATCCACATCTACCGGATAGCCATCTGCGATGTTCAAGAAGTTTTTTATTTCTTGACATTCTTCTTTACATAATCCAGTATAGTCATCATTTATCAGAGCGCAAGCCCAATAAACTGGAAGCCTGTATCTTATTACCTCTATATTCATAATCTCATCAATTTACAAATTATCAATACTAAAAAAACTCCAACAATCTATTACAATAAACTCTCCTACTCCATATTCCACAAGTGACTTAAGTGATTCTATCCCATTACAGTAATAGAAAACATTATCATTATCATCATCATTGATGCTTAATGATAATTTTATTGTCGTTCTTTGATCATCCCCTGTGTCTTTCCATACGATCTGACATTCTACGTATTCAGGTTCTTTCCCATTCTTTTTAACGAACTTGAAAAACATAGAATCAATATCTTTCTTGACTCTATCTACATCCGTTATCACTACCTCTTCCTTGCAATCCCCACAATTAGCATGCATAAAAGATTCATCAAGATAATCTATTATTTTCCCGGTGTTTGGATTTACGATCGCTTCACAAGCAATATTTGTTCCGCCACACCTTGTACATATTGCTTTCATACTATTTCATTTAATGGTTCAACATACACATCCCCATTCTCATAATAAAGTTGATCTTCGTACTGATTATGATGAAGCTCTTCACGTATAGCGTCTTCGTTATCAACCCAATATTCATATTCTTTATGCCATAACATGAAGAAATTATCATAACATTGTCTCATCAGATCCTCTAAAGAAAAACCCTCCGGATAAGTACACCATGCATTGTAATAATCAATTATAGGTTTCAGGAGATAATAATCATAACACATCCCTGTTAATGGACAATTGTCTTCGTATCCCAATATTACCCGACTGCGTCTGCACTTGTAATTATATTTCCCATCTATATATTTGCCTATAGAATAATATTTACCTTTCGTGATATGTGGCATAATGTTGTTATTGATATACCTGAACAATAATTTACCGCATAGATTCTTAGGGAATATATCACGATTATAATCTGTAGGATGTTCATAAATAGGATCATTGTATTTAAACTCATAACTAAAATCATATCTCTCGTATCCAACTTCCCAATTATAAACCCTAGTATCTGTCATATCCTCAAAGGCTTTCATCGACTCTTGATATTCTATACTATAAGCATCCATACATTGCTCCATTACATTCCAGCGCTCACGCTCTATGATCTTTTCTTGTGAATCTTTTGACAGCTCATCAAATTCACACAGTTTTAATACAATCTCTTTCATAATTCCTCCTCTTTTAATATAACTAGATCCCTAATGTCAATCGAATGACATACGTACCTCCTTATGTTCACGTTTAGAGATATGATTGTAGTTATTCTCACGAACCACTACAATCCCGATCCAAGTATTACTCATCCTTTATCTTTACGAATGGGTTTTCTACATAAAACTCCACTACATCCTTAGATTTTATATGTGTCACTATACCGGTGGTATCTACAAATCCATCCGTCTCATCCATTGTCAAATCTTCTATTTTATCTCCCGGTAGAAAACAAAGATTATAACCTTGATCGATGTACATAATCATTTTTAACTTAACCATATCATCAATGATTCCTCTCATCCTTTCTACGACACTCAATTGATCATTTGTAAGCATCAATTTACTTTTAGGAGACTTTGCCATCCTTATGTCTCCATTCTTGTCAACCACAATCAAATCATTAAACCTATACACATCTTCCTCGCTCGCATAATATGTTTTTGAACAACGTAACTCACCCTTATGATTTATTACAACATCAAAACTCTCCAATTTTCCCCTGACAGCTCTCCCGTTTTTGTATTCCCATACATAATCGTCTATTGGGGAAAATCCATACAATGACCTAAAAGTATCATATATTGATATTTTTCTCTTAGGAATACTATCGCCCTTCTTAAAACACTCCTCGGACGAATAGAACCGCTCTCCCTCTAACCTCTTATCAGTCCTACCTCCTCCCCAAGTTCCTATATATCTAACCACTCCATATGTAAAACTGATTAAGATCTTATCAATCTCAAACCATTCTAATCTTTTTGTCGCATCATTAAACAGATACCCACTTTCCTCATAGATTAATAAAGAATTCGTCATAATTCGTTTTTTTTAAAAATTACTTAATATTATTTGCTTTGACGACTATCAGCCTCATGATCCTGAATTAGCTCATATAGTTCATAATCACTACATTCGGCTAAACACAAAGAGAAGACATTTCTGTCATTAATTAGAAAATAACTATCTTCTAATACGAAAATAGATCTTCTTGTATTTAAAAAGAAGTCCCATAATTCATTACCTCTTTTATTCCCAAACACCTTCTGAAATGTATGACGATCTGCCTTATTCTCGAATTTACGCATCCGTCTAATCCACTCATATCCGTGCCTCACTAAATCCAATCCGCCGGCTTCATCGAAGCTCCCGTTTTTATCAATCCATTTATTTACGTCTATCAACATACTACCTTATAATATTACATTAAACAACTCATTAAGTCTATCTACCTCACTTAGGTATTCATCTTCTTTATCAAACCTAATTTGCGTCCCTCCCTCCAATCCAAAGGACAGGGTGAAGGATATAACCCAGCCCGATCCGTCCACGGCCTGCCCATTGGGAACCCAAGACATTACCGCCTTCTTGGATATCCACCATCTCCCTATCTGAACGAAATCAGGATAGTTGTCCATTAAATATACCATCTGACTAGCCATCTTATTAACATCATCAAAAGGCACTATATGATACTTGTTTCTTATCCTGACCTTCAAGAAGGGGTTATCCATATTATATGCCGCAAATGCTGATATCACGGAACTAGGATATCTAACTCCTTTTATTATCACCCATTTCATATATCACCCCCTTTTTATATAACATAAATTCATTGGATAAAATTTATCCGCGCTCTCTTTTCCGTCTCCGCGAAAGTTAGCCAGCCCGCATGTCAGGATGCTCACAAGGTTATCCACCACCTCCAACTCGCTCGATTTGAACCACGCCAACTGACTGTAAGTTTCACCTATCCATATTATACTCATTCTCCCGTCCCGACTGACCTCCTTGACCAGCCCTATATGGTTTTTAGTGTCCTTAATCACATTTGATTCGTCAATATTTGTAAGCCGAACAAAATCCATCGGTCGTATCACTTTATCCTCGTCCATGTTAATCCTCCTATATTTTTATTCTCTCAATTTGTTTTTAACCTCCTTGACATATTTAGGGGAATGTAGTCCCCTATGCAATCTTATAGCCCGATCTATATCCTTTTTAGGATTATGATGAGATTGATATATCTCGAACATTTCCCTAGCCTTGGAAGGATTTGTTCGATCATCATATCTATACCGCTTTTTCTTCCGTTTAAGGCGCAATATCCTATTAACCTCATCTACATACACCTTTTTCATCTGCCACCTCCCTAAAGCCCCGGAGGAGGCGTTATACGCACGATCGTCATCCCTTGACTCCACGAAAGACAAGGCGTCCGCCAGCTTGTCCCATACCCGTGCCTCGACCACGGCTGGCTTCGGGGCGAGGGGCATGCCTCCGCTTCCCTTTGGCGGTGTCAATATTATCATCGCCATCACGAGTAAGTATCTCATCACTCTCCCTTATTTTTATAAAACCCCTCCCCGAATTTCACGTTATCCACATAATCCTCCATACACTCATGAACAATTATATGAATATCCCCCTCCGCATATGTTACCTCAGACATCATTCTCTCATTAGTCATCCACCAAGAATAATTATCAATATGCCGTATCTCGAATCCATGATCATGCAACACATACATAACATTATGTCTTAAATTCCTGTCCATCATCATACATTCATACGCAATATATCCGTTGATACTTTCATGAGACCTACCGAACGTATAAACGTACCTACCCATCAACTTATACAACTCCCTTGCCACAGGATTCGGGATCGCCTCATCCATATCAAAATCCCCATCTGGATCAATAACCCACTCTACATCCCGCTCATCAATACAAGCCCTAGGCATTCCTATCGTCCGTACATAAAGGCGTGATCGGTGATCCCTACTTAATACCGTCCCGATATACCTTTCCCATTTGGCATATCCTATATTATGGCTGCCGGTTATATTAAACACAATTTCAGCCCCTATCTTAATTTCATCCATATTTAAGATATTTATGTTATTTGTTATCCTTTTTATACAAAAAGAGGATATAATGGCATAATATTATGATGTCAAGACACAAATACGTTCTTTATCATATTATCATACATATCCTCTGTACAACGTTATTTATGGCATTATATCGTATATGACGCCGTAGGTCATAAATACATCTAATTAACCCTTTTTTAAGGGCTTATTGTTATTTAGGTAACTAGCTATGCCTAATATTTTCGAAATAAGGGCTTTTTTAGCCTTATACTCATCGTTTATCCCTATTATCGCATATCTGTATACCGCCCCATCCTTCGACACCTCCACGCCCACGTATTTAGGCGCAACGGAATCCCTATGTAATACGATAAACGGGCTTTTGCCGTCTAGCTCATTTATCAACTGATTAAACTGTCGCCTCGTCATCTGATAGTGATATTATTTCTATGTTGTAAATACGATCTCTTTTTACCCTTATCTTCTCGCATAGCTCATCGAAGCACTTATCTTCTTCTAACTTATCAACATAATATGATACACTTGATTTAGAGCTTCCTTGAAGATATATATTCCCTCTTATATTCTTTGAGAAAAAATTAGGCAAGACCATCTTTTGTCTCTTATCTTTATTATTCATGTAAGATATAACAACAACCCACAACTCTGGCTCCCGTTCTTTTACCGATAACATAAGATCAAGACTCGATTGACTATTGATATTCCTCCTGCCAGTTTCGTTATAACGTAGAATAATATAATCATCCGCGTTATCATTCTCAACCATCACGACTATAGGGCGATCGCCCTTCCCATTATCGCATAATACTCTTGCCTCTTTCCCGTTGCGGAGATATACCTTATCATAATCTCCGTTTTTGTATATCTCAAAATCAAACTCTATCACCATATCATTTCCTCCTATTGATATATTGTTGTGTACGACCTTCTTTTATTTTTTCGAAATAAAACTTATTCCCATATAACCGGGTGAAGCAGATGTTATACCCGAAATGTTCCGCGCGTCTGATCTGTGCGTAACCTCTACTGATGTCATTATTATCAATCAGCGTAACAAAACAATGTGATCCTACCTCTGTGTTTAAAACCAGATTTTCCCAATCTTTTACCTCCATATCAAATCTCCTTAAATAATTTTTTGTTATAATTATCGCTATTATACCATTTATCAATATTATCGTACTGCTTTGGATAAACCCCATAGGCCTTACACCACCTAGGTAACGGCCCGTTCAACGCATCTAACGCCGTCGCAAGGTCGAACGTAGCCTCCTCCTTGATACAACACCCCGATCCACTCCCACGGCTCGGTATATAAGCTCTACTATATGCTACGCTCATCCCATATTCCCCACGACTCAGATACCCGATGTTAGGCGAATCAGGGAAGGCGTAATACAACATTATATAATCACCCTTACTCCAACTTCTATTATAAGTATCATCCTGCCACGCAAAAACCCTGCAACCGGCTTCTCTCAATTCCGCCGCCGCTCTTTTTAAAATATTATCCATACTATTTATATTTAATTAAGTTGTGTCAAGGCGCCGGGAACCGACCCCGGACCATATCCGCACACGTACGATCATGGTATTCCTTCCGCCCCGCCAAGGCTTGGTTCAACATTAACAAACTTTCATATCCTCACACATCTTAAAAAAGACCTCTCTTATGATCCTCTTATACAAGATGTATATCTCATCATCATCCTCATCGAACTCCACGCCCCATGAACGTAATAAATACCTAATGTCGCAATCCGCTATATGAATCCTAAATATGGATGGAACGCTCATTATGTAATCCTCAAAAGCTTTCTTAATCCCATCCCTTTTGATATGTTCTTTATACTCATCCTTGAACACACTAAGCATAAAAGATAGATATTCCCTATCATATTTAAACTTCTTCCCATAATTATCTGTATTTATATGATCCAGTATATATATTTCTATTGCGTCTCTATCGTGTCTTGACATACCTCTTCCTCCTCCTTTTGATATTTTATAACCCTTTTCTCCCCATACGCTTTCGCTAATTGGATAAGTTGACCAGTAAACACCTTGGTACGGTGTTTTACGATCTTATCCACCAGCTCCGGGCATCTGGTTCTCCATCTATAATTAACCTCACCTTTAGCTTTCTTCTTGTAATACCTATAGAATGTTACGGCTACTACCACTTCTTCTGTTCAAAAGCAACCAAATCGTAATTGTTGTAAGTTATTTCGTTCATTGTGTAATATATTTTATAAATTCAATCACTTTCTTTGGCAGTGAATCTATATCCTTCACTCTTTTACCAAAATTGTACATATGACTTCTATGCGGATAATAATCTCCCGCATACATCCCCACTCCTAATGGATGGAATGGATCCTCACTGCATGAGAAAACAGGATAATACACCACTCCATAACCATCCTTTACATTTTTATTTACACATACTATAGTATATCTATCAGTCACCTCATTACCAAAATCATATACTCTTACTTTTACTTTCACGCCATCCGCGTTTGTTATAATATTATCCATATATACCTCCTTTGTTGTTCACTATCCGACTAATCTATTTTCCTTCCATATAAGGTGTATGTACCATACCATCCCCTATCCATATTTACCACCTCAATATGATGTATATGATAACAACCATTAGCTATTCTATTGCAATCGGCTATCACCATAGCTATATTCCTATACCCAGAATCAATGAAAACACGAGCCAATCTATCCCCACTAAATATAGATACCTTGATATCGTCTCTCTCTTTTATAATCCTTCTCATATCATATCCTACTATCAAACTAATCTATTCTTTTACCATAATTAGTATATGACCCACACCATCCACGAGCCTCATTTGATACCCTAATATGATCAATGGGCTTATCCCCGACCATATTATTGGCGTACGATATTACATCCGACATACTTCTGAATCCGGAATCCTTAATGGATTTTATAAGCATCCTATCATACCCGAATACCAATATCTTCACAATATCTCTTTCCTTCACAGTCCTCCTCGCTCTCATAATATTCTAGCCATAAAATAAACAAACATAAAATCTATTTTCTCTTTGTTATCATCTATCCTATGTCCGGTGATCTCAAAAATAACCCTACGCTTTTCGATAGTCTGTATATTATCTAACTGAATAGCTATGTAAGGATATTTCATAACTTTCTCTCTATTGATGTTATTCAAAATAGCGTTGGCATCTTGCCTGCGGAAATACATATTTATCCCTATGTAGCTGGCAACCAAAAGACACTCATCTATCACCCCATCAGTATCGAATAGAAATAACATATCATCCTTCTCTATAGTATATTCCGCATCAAGAATCTTGATACGTTTGCTCCCGTCCTTCTTATCAGCTATAAGAATCGCTAGCATCTCCTTATCGGTCGTAAGGATATAATACGCCTCATCCTTTGTAATATTATCACGCAGATAAAGCAGCGCTTCATCTTGTAATTCCATAATCTCGTCCATGTTATTAGTATTTTATATTACCACGCCAAGGAAAAGGACGGAGACCGACAACCGCGCCTACCACGCCGTGACACCGCCGCCCGTTCCCCTTGGTGTTATTCCACCACCATCAACCGGTTTTAAATCCAACATTCCTCTACCTCTATCTCCATATGATCCGCCCAATCACATCTATCAATATCCTCTCCATCCTCAAAGTAATAGTAAGCCCATACCTGTACGCCTCCTACCTCTATATATCCATCACTTTTCCATTCTATCAACCCGTCTTGCCTTACCACGTTGGTAGGCTCAGCCCCTAGCGACAGCAGATTATTTACTATACTACCGCCAAATACGTTCCTTGCTTCTTCTTTCGTCATATCACTGTCAGATTTTTAATATTACACTAACGCCAAAGGGGAACAGGGACGGACGACCAGCGGGACCTACCCCACGCCATCGCCGCCTCCGTTCTCCCTTGGCTTCCTACATTCCCACCATCACCCAAAGAAACACACACACCCATACATAAACATACCTTCATACACATAAGATTCCCTTACCATAAAGATACCCTTGTTTCCCCGGGATTCCTTATCTCACCTTGGATTCCCCTGTTTCCCTTTATTTCCCTTGATTTACCTTGATTTACCTTGATTTACCTTGATTTACCTTGATTTACCTTGATTTACCTTGTTTGGAGGTGTCCCCTCCCGCAAAACAAATCAACCCCACCAACTCCCAGCACAAAAACCGAGACCTTCCTCCCGATTGTTCCACGTGGAACGCCCGATTAGTCTAGGATGTCGAGATCCTTGTTCTTGATTGCCTTATATACTTGCCTAATACAATGTATTGATAATAAAACCAATAAAGAAACTATGATTATAGGCAGGGCGTCGCCCGTAGCTATAACATACCGCCCCAACTCAAACGCCATATACCCACAAAACAAGGTAAGCACCAAATATATAAATACACCCATAAAAATATACAATAAGTAACCACGATTTTAAAATTGAACGCAAATAATACAATTAATTGAGTATCAATAAAATAATATATATCAACCCCTAGAGCTACATCTAAAGGAAGACAAGCCTAGATATAGATAAAAAATATACAATAAGTACCGCCTATTATATACCTTTTAGGATCGATTCAAGCGCAAAACCATACATAAGGGCACAATATACCCGTCCGCATGGATATATATGTATACAAAATGATGCTAAATAAAGAATTTTACTTACACATTTTCGGTCAAGGCTTAAAATTTGCCGCCTCAACACTTTTATGTGTAAGCGAAACATATTAATATGCTATCATTTTGTAAAATATAGGCACAAAAAGCCCTTCCGTCCTATATCACTACAGTACGAAAGGGCACAAACTTTAAAATCAAATAAAAACAAACGACTACTGTCGTAATTTGTTTGCCATGTAACTAACACGTTTCCGCCTACATTTATCAGATTCCCTACTACAATCTAATTTATTAGATTTGTATAGCTCTTTGGTAAGCTCAACGTAGAACTCAATTTGAGACTTTCTTGCATCGTCTAAAGCCTTTTCCTTTTTAAGTGCTAGCTTTCTATTAAGATTATCAAATTTTCTCCTATACATAATTTATTCGTTTTAAATGGCACCAATAAGAAACGGTAAGCCGGGGGCAATACGGCCGGCGTTATCGATACAGCCAGCCGAACGCCCGCACGCCCGCCAATTAATTTGTATTTGTCCCTTTGCCGACAACGAAGCCGGCCAAATACGCACATACGTTTCCCGTGATACGTACCGACAAGGCGCACTTTGTCCGTCAATTTAACCGCACAAAATACCCTTATAAGGGTTGTTATTTGCTATCCGTACATATGTTAGGTATTTAAGCTGCCCTAACATACGTCGTATTGATATACTGGCACGGAAATAACGCCGTAATACACTTGGTATTAGCTACTCACACAACATACCAACATACGCCCTATACATGCGTATATACACCAATATACCCCGTGTTTTTACACGGCCTACTAGGTTGACCTAGCGTATTTACCAGATCGATATAAACCAAAAGATAATAGCACTATCCTGGACTAGGGTAATACTTAAACCACATTGTTAAGCGGCGGCCTATCTACACAGGCTATCGTAACACTACCCACCTGTGTATGTTTATATCAATAAATTAAAGATCCTACCTGTTTAGTCTAGTCCAGTGGCACGACGGGGACGTACAGGCGCTGCCACCATAACGCCCCTATATATAGAGATATAGGGGCAAATGATACTATCTATCATTTTTAGGGTGAGTTAGGTAGTATGTGACGCATTTTGCAATAAGACTAAATGTGTACCGCTTTATTGGTACGGCACATTTCACAATACGTTTGTCAGTGCCATTAAACGTTTCGTAATATATGCCAAAATCGTACTCTATAGGCTCATTATATCCAAAGCGTTTATGAGACGATCCTAGTATTGCTATATCCTCTATTTCACTCATTTTGAGCTTTTTGTTTTTATCCTGTTCGTTTTTATCATAGTATTCACGTTCTACTTCCTTGTATGCGCAAAACGTATTATTTACTCGTGGGAGTATTTCTTTGCAAAGTTGTATCACGACTTCCTTGTCCTTTGCCAAATTGACTAAAGCGGGGACGATCGATTTGTCTACTTTAATCTCATTTTCTTTTAAAATCTCATTAATTTCTTTTCCGGACTTAAAGAGCTGGCACCATGTCTTGATGGCGCCAGTTAATGTTTTTTCACTAGCTTTCTTAACTTCGTTTTGAACTTTGTTTAATTCCTTATTTGTCATCCTGTTTGCCCTTGCCCTAGGGACTTGTATAGGCATATGGCGTGCCTGTTTGTTAATGTTGTTATCTTACAAGGGCAAATATACTACATGTTTTATTGTCAAACAAATATTTTGCAATAAAAATTCGACGATTATATGTAATAAATCTAATCAAATGTAAATGTGTATTAAAATATTGATTTATATTATTGACAATCAACAAGTTAAACCAAAAATAAGCATTCTTTTTTTCGGCTCGTTGATCGTTTGCCGTTCCTGTCTCCCCGCCTTTGTTAGCGGGGGGCGGGGTCAAAAACGGCAGCCCGGCCGGGCCGATTTCGGGGAGGTGGTCCGTCCCGCATATCCCCCTCCCATCATACCCCACCCCATCTCTCCAATAACGTCCCGCATATCATCCTCCCCGAATATCCCTCATACTTCCTCACAACCATATCACCTTCCATCTCATTTAATTTGTTATATTTGCGATATAATTAAAACATAATATATTATGAATAAAGAAGTTAAATACATGATGGGGGGGGTATTTTAACCCTCAGATAAGGAGGGGGTATGTTTAGGCGCAGGACTTCTTCTTCCGGTAAGATCCACTACCGTATTAATATAGACAAGAGCATGTGTCCTAATCCTGTAGATATATATATTGATGGAGATACATATCAATCTGATTTTAACGGATCTTATCTTGATATATATCGCAATAAGAAGATAGAAGTTATAAGAATAGGTGGACAGATAGTTTCAAAGGATCAACAATATGAGTACAACATTTTATTAGGCACGACTGGAGGTGTTTCAAAAGGGACTCTCACGTATCTATATAATTCTGGTATGCATTGTGATTTAGCTGATACGGAGTTATACGGGGATAGGACAACTGAATTTACTCCTATAACGGAGATAACCGATCCTGAGGAGATCATCAATTTCACTTACATGCCTAAATTGTATAATCATATTACAAATAAAGCTCGTATAACTTGGCAAGGTGATCTTATAACAAGTGGTTATTGTATAACAGCCAATGCTTGTGAGGGATGTCAATCTATTGCCGTTGGAACTGGCATTTACAATAATACCTATAACGTAAATATAATAATTGTAGCACCATCATGATATCTTATGAGGAGGATTTAGTACCAAAGGGAGGTAGACCTCCCTTCATCCCTCCGGGCCTACCCATCGGGGCTTCCGCCGGCTACTTCCCTTGGTATATATCTTTATTATGGAATAATAGATAGGTAGTGGCACGACCACCACCTTAATATCGTATGATCAAGTATCCGGCACGAATTTATCCAAGTCAAAGTTCTTAGCATAATTCCAGATCCTTACATACCTAAACATTCCCGGGAGTCCCATGTCGTAGGCTGATGGATATCCTCCTATATTAAAATAATATGTTTGATAGTTTCGTGTATACATCACATTAGTCGCATCCTCATAATTCAGTACTCCTCCAATATATTCCCTTAAATACCCATTTCTCCACGACGCCATTACATGTACCCATTGATATGCTGGTATATCTACAGATCGTCCTTTGGTATAAAAAAGTTTAGTCCCAAATGATGAGACATTAACACCTATACATAAATAGTCTTGTGTAGTAGATTGGGTTCCATATGGAGCGAATAGATAATATCTTCCTTCCTGTTGTGTATTTAAATAGAGCAACGCTTCTATGGATATTTCGTTATCTGGTTGAGGGCATGGTAATATATTCGAGTCATTATCAAATTTGATATAGGAATTGTAGGCTCCTACTCTTCCCATGGAAAATACATATTTACCATTATATTTATCAATATCCATATACATAGATTCATCCACATTCATATTATATTTTGACAGATCTTTTATCCATGGAGCTTCCACGTAAAAATAAGCGTCATTCACGTTACCGGACGGCGGAAATGGCATTTGACTTAACATTCTTCTTCTTAACATAATCTATTGTTTTTATGGAGGACGGAAAATACCCCCCCATTGAGTTAATTTTATTAATTCCATATCATTATGTATTTTGTACATACAAATATATGATTTATTCTCAGATCATGTCGCTGAATCCAAGAGAACGGGCTGGCTTCCATCCTTCCGGGCATCCCCAGCCCTCACACCGCCTCCCCGTTCTTTTTGGCTTCCTTCTGGTTTTATCCTCAAAATTTCATATCTTTGGGACAAAACTATAATCATGTTAGACATACTTCATAAGCTTAAGATCTTCTTCTGCGACGATGACGTTGAGAAGATATATGTAAGGGACAGTACGGTTATCCGCAACAACGAGATCCATAGGATGTATAACGAGATACTGGACGAGCTAGGTGATTTGGCTACTGTCGTGTCAAGGAACTACGTATATGGCAAGATAAAGGACAGGACGGGGTTAAGTATCCGTCATATCAGTAGGATAATAAACCATACTAAAGTCGAGGAGATATGATCAAGGAAGTAATGGAGAGGGATATGATAAATGAGATATCAGCGTTATTCGTGATGATATTCATGTCCGGGTTGATGTTTGTCATGCCGATGTTAGATATAGAGTGCGATGATATTGCTATCATAATAGGATCAGGAATAATACTATCTTTTATATTAACCATAATACCTATCTTACTTTCTTATGATATAAGGGATGAGATCATTGAGTTGATTGGTGATATGGATAGCCAGATCGTGGTAGATACTTCGGTATATAAAAACGAACCTACCCTAGGTAATTACTAGGGTAGGTGATGTGCTATTTTCTTTTAACATACTTATCAATCAGATCTATTGATAGTTTAGCTCCCAGCTCCTCCTCCAACAGGTTAAGGTAGTTCCGATGCAGGCATCCGCCACGCTCCACCTCCCTGAATCCGGCTCCATCCCGGATCCTGACCAACCCTTTCCTTGGATCCATGTCGATAAGATCCCGAAGCTCGTTCATGTTCTTGAACCGGTTCTCTATTACCTTAAATACATCGATCTTAGGTTTCTTATCCTTATCTTTGGACTTTATCTTAACTCTTCCACTCATATCAATTATCTAGTAGCTTTACATGTAATATGATTCATGTTATTATTGCCGCAATAAGCGCACATAGACGTGAAAGGTGAATACACCCTTCCGCATACTGGACATCTCCATCCATACATAACAGGATTTGTTTGTTTGTCAATTTCTTTCAACCCATCATTAGTAGTGGTTGATGCATTTTTGTTTTCCATATCATTCATTACCGCGGTGGTTTCCTAACCGATATTCGCCGGTCATGGAGCCATCCTTATTTATCTTATCTGTACTACCAAACCCATTATCCCCTCTATCAGATTTTCCAAGATCCTCTAATGACTCTACTTCTTCCCATATGATACGTTCCCGTCTACGAATAAGAAGTTGTGCTACCTTACCACCTACATTACAATAATAAGGACTATTCCTATCCATTTTTCTGTGAACTATCATAATTTCCCCACTATATCCTTCATCAATGGTAGCAGGGGCGTTTTGCATAATTAGCTCGCTATTAGTAAAACCACTACGTGGACGGATTTCCATCTCATAATCCTCTGGCAATTCTACATGTACGCCAGTATGATATATAATCCTGTCTCCGTCAAGTTCTATATCCTTAACGAACAAATCCATGCAAGCGTCTTCTTTATGAGCGTATTCAGGCAGCTTAGCCCCTTTTTCCAGCCATATCTTGACCTTACAAGTATCTATATCTTCAAGTAATGATTCTACCTCATTATAACTCATTGGTTGTTCTGACGCCAATGAAATGGCTCTTGCCAATACATTTTTAATCTTACTCATCGTATCTTGTTTTTAAATTCCTTTCCTTTCGGACATTGTAATTTACATTCCTCACCACAAGCGGAACAGTTGGGTCTCATTCCGGGCACCCCTCTTCCCCCGTACGGCCAGTAGGCATAATCGCAGACGCTCCAGAACGCCTCCATCGCCTTGATCTTGGCATCGACGGTTATATTCTCCTTCACCTTTTTCATGCTCTTCCTGAACTCATCTTTCATATCCTTCCCTTCTATCTGTCTGGCTTTACGTCTCTCGTTCCACCAATTGTAGTAGAATTTGTCCGCCATCTTATAAGCTTCGGGGTCAAATTTATCACGATGCAGGATAGGTGCGTCCTTGATCTTTCTCAAATTCCTGCCACAAACATAAGCAAGCCCGGCGTACGGAGGTATGTCCTTAGGATCAACCAACCCATCAGGAACGCAGTAGTAGAAGTAGTTGGGGCGGCCGTACCTGACCCAGTCCCCGGTCTCGTATAGGGCTTGCTTCCGTGCCTCGAACCAGCCTTGCATTACTTGGTGCTTACCCTCTTTCTCGAAATCCTTGTTATAGTCAGCCAACGAGATCTTCACCTCAACCTCATAAGCGTACATGGATCTGGTTATAGCCAGATAATCGGACTCCCAGTTATAGACATATAAGTTGTTTATAATCCATCTAGGAGATACCAAGAACTGTCTGTTAAGGATATCCAATATCCCTCTTTCAGTGTATTCAGTACCTTTATTTGATTGCCGTGTTCCCATCTCCTGTCAGAGGATTATTCCTATATCCTACCGCCATTATAGCATTACCTATCAACATCCTCAACTTATCCATATCTTTATCATGGAACGAGAAACTGGTTAAGGTATATGACTTAGTAGCCTTCTCACAAGACCTTATCATCAACATAGCCACATATTCCCCCATCATCTTTCCGTTCATAATATCAAGATCGATTATACCGTGATCTATTAGATCAACCACATCCCATCCTGCTGGTAGATACTTTTTTATTTGATTTATATCCATATGATTAAATTATTAAATTTTGTATAAATATATTTTATACATTTATTATCGCTCATTCATATATGAGCGATTTATTAAATACAATATTCATTGTGATAAAAATAAATTCGTTTTAACAGATACCAAGCCATGGCTGACATATTTTAATTTCTTGCAAGATACATCTTTTTTATTCTCTCCATTAATATCCCGAATATTAAATTGCCCAGAAAGCCTTCTTGCGTAAATAAAATGCTCTTCTCCTTGAAACATCACTTTATCAAATAACCTAAATCCAAAAACTTTAAAAGGAGCCTGGTTTCGCTTTCTAATTCCTCCTTTCAATATTTTCATCTTATGAATCTGACGGTTATGGCGACGAACTAATTTACGTTTGTAATAATATCCAAGCCTACATGAATTAAAATTCCTTGAAATCACAAAAGCGTCGGATACATGGGATTTTTCAATTCCATGGTTTATACGATTATATTTTGTTATGTATCCGAACGTCATCGAAACGTTATCGTATCTGGATTTTAACTCCTCGTACAACTTCCATTTCATGATTCCCATGACGGCTGCGTCACGAAGTGACTTGCCTCTGCTTACTTTCAATTTGATATTTCCTTTATGAAATTCCTTATGACAAGTCTCACAAAGAGTAATTAAATTGGATGGTGAATCTCCTCCTATCTTCCTTGACTCAATATGATGGATATTAAGGATAGGATCTTTTGACTTACCCTTACAATGCTGGCATTTATGCCCGTCTCTTGCTAAGACATACTCCCTAACATTCCAAAATCCTAATTGCTCACCTTCCTGATACTCTTTACCTGATATCTCTGGATTCTTGATCTTTTGAGTATCAAATTGGGCTACCTCAACAATCAATTTTGAGACAGGTAGTATAGAATATACAAAACTGATAATTCTAACATGAGAATCAATCTTATGGCGGACAGATGGAGCAATCCATCCATCCTTCTTGGATTTTACCCTATTATTGAATCTTTGCTTTCTATACCTAAGCCTGCTTCTTCTAGTCCTCCTTAATCCCCTTCTTGTTGATAGAAGATCAACAACATCACTTCTTAGAATAACCTCACTTGCGTAAAGCTCCTTGCTTTTCGTCGTAGCTGACAAACCAACATGCTTGGTTCCCGAGTCGACGCCTAACACAATCTCTTGTTTGTAATCGGATGTCTTGTACGTTAATTTGATGGTAAAAGGACATGTGTTCACAACGACCGCTTTGTTGTCTTTTAGCAATCGCCTAACCTTTCCATGCCTTGTCGTAGGCATCATCGGTTTTCCATCTATGTCCTGTACATACACCATTTTACAAACTAATTCAATGTTTATTCAACATAAGTCAGGGCAAAACCCTGTTAGTATCCATCGCCAATGTTATTGAAGGTTTTGTACAGGCAACACTGGAACCCAAATACAATCCCTGTTTAATCACCTACCTTAGAGCTACGGACTTGGATAAACATCCATAGGTAACTATATATTCTTCAATAACGTAGCCTTTATTTCAAGACTTAAGCTAATAACCTGATCCTATATAGATATATATAAAATATTAAATGAATTTCAACACCTTATATATTATTTGAGGTTATTAATTACCGACCTACAGGAATATGTTTAAGAAAACACCATGTACCCCAACCACGACTCGAACGTGGATCCCATCTTTAGGGGAGATGTGCTACTTTCCTCTTGAGCTATTGGGGCGTATACCCTGATCCTCACGGACAAGGGTATCAAACAAAATCTAAACTCTAAATCTAATGACAAATTATATTAATCCAACTGTGGACCCGGCCGGACTTGAACCGACAACCTGCTGGTTATGAGCCAGATGATCCAACCAATTGATCTACGGGTCCTAAATAACCACATCGGCTTTCACAAGAGGATGTGGATCGGAATTTCTCGAAAATTATATAGTAATATCATGAAACTATTGTCCAACATTCTAGCATATAGCACCAATCCTCGAACGGGAACGTCTCCACGCCAGACCTACCCCATCCCGTCCCCCAACTGTTCTGTAGGACGAAGCCGGCCTTGTCCCAGCCGGTGAGGATAACGGCATGACCTCCCAAGTTCTGCCCTTGGCCTTGCCAGAATCGATTACCATAATTATAGCAATACAGACCTATAACCAAAGGCCCATTCAGCATCAAAGCTACCTTAGCCGATACCGGATCTATGATCCTAGCGTAACTGTTTATTTTCTCCCCATCTACGCCTACGTTCTTGATAGACTTGATAGCGTCACGAAGAACCATCCCGTCTTGATCCTTATCCTCTCTCAGATCATATATATCGTAGGGAGAGATCTTAGCCGGTCTTTTAATAGCCATTATACTCTTTCTCCAATTAAGTATCTCAGCCAAGCTTATTGCCGCGCAAATAGGGGAAGAACCTTGATCCACTACGCTATCAACGTTATTGACCTTATACTCATCAGGGACAGCCTCATGCTGCATATTCATAATAGCGTCCCTATCATCTGCTGGCGATGGTATGTAACCTAGTCCGTATTCCATTACTTATCTTTTTTTATGGTAATCAATTATCTTGATATTAAACGTATCGGATCTTTGCCTTACCTGTATAGACCCCCTAGCCTTCCCCTTGGCGTCGTACAGGGCGGTAAAGCCAAAGTTATCGACCCGGCCGTCGTCCAGCGTAAACCGCCACTCCTTCCATTGGCCCATCACGGTCCCGGAAGACACTATAGAATCCACTACATAAGATATGTCAGTAGTATCATATTCCGTATAATAGGTTCTTGACGTACTGCATCCGACAACCGCTAAGGTAAATAACGTTAACAAGAAAAACAAGATCTTATTCACTTTTCTTAGATTTTTTACGTTTCTTAGATTTTTTACGTTTCTTAGATTTTTACGTTTCTTAGATTTCTTCTTATCCTCCGCCTTATTCTCGACATTTACGTCAATACCGGCATCAGCGACCTCAGGGGCGTTATTTTCAGGTATATCAATATGACCTGAGTTAGGATCCATCTTATCCTCATCAACAACAACCTCATTAGGAACATCGATGTCTAAAATCTCTGCCTCCAGATACTTGATACGATCTGACATAATTTTATTCTGGTCCTCAAGTTCCTTATATCTTCTTCTAGCCTCATCGAGTAATTTAGATGATAGTTTATGTTTCTTCTCGATATCCATATAAGCCCGTTTAAGAGTTTCTTTCTCTTTTACCGACTCATTATATAGCTCTCTTGATTTACTAAGCTCATTTCCCATCTTAACTATATGAGAATCCTTTGATTCTATATCTTTATTAATAGAATCAATGAGCGTATTAAGATAACTTACTTTCTCATTCAATTCAAATACCTTCGCAAGAGCATTTTTGTAATCTTCTCTTAATTTATTTGAATAGTTAATAGCCTCATCAAGATCCTGTTTTAGAGTATTTATATAGCTACTCTTTACTATCTTCAATCCGAACATCTTTATTGCTGTTATAAGTTTCACGAATATCGGCTTTTATCTTGCCGACTATAATTAACTCAGCTATATGTTTATCTTTCTCGACTATAGCCATATCTTTACGGACATTAGTGACCCTGATCATGATATTCCCGTTATTAGACGAGACGAACGGTGATCCTACCAAAGTAAGTCCCGTATCTCCGGTAAACGACGGCAGCATCATCAACACCCCTATGGTATTATCCGGAAACGACGCCCATACCCCTGTGTCTATATCAAGGACATCACCCTGTCCTAATGGGAAAGCATTACCCTGCTTGATAGGAATATCCTTACCCAACGAGTTCCATGCTTTCGAGAATCTTACGGAGTTAAGGAAGATCTTCCCCTCTTTCTCCATCATCCCTACCATAGGGTCGCAATTCAATCTAACCTCGTTTTGTTTATCATCCGGCTTCTCCTCAAGCTCATCAAGGTCTCTGGCTGATGTAAACGACTTGCTTTCCAGAAGCTTTTTAATATCCTCAATACTGGCCATTATAATTTGATTATTAAATAAACGATCTTCAATCCTAACTTCAAATCAGATGTCTTCTCGAACATCTCCCTAAGAGGTAAGATAGTAGCGTCAAGATCTGACGCTACCCATTCTCCATCCTTATAATACATATCCTTTTCCTCGGAATACGCTATACAAGATCGATGCCCTAGGTTCTTCATAACCGTATCTACCTTATTTTGGGTAGGCATCGAGACACGATTCACTTTAGTAGATATATTGAAATTACTCTCCATTAACTTTCTGTTTTTTAATTAGTTAATTAAAATGGAAGATCACTGTCGTCTCCAAAAGGAGGATATTGAGGAGGTTGTTGTTGACCTCCAAACAAAGGGGCTTGCGCTTGCTGCGGAGCCTGCGTAGCGTATGACGGTGGGGGCGTTTGCGTTATAGCCTCACCAGCGTTGTTTTGGCTTGGAGACTGAACCGGTCTCACGCCATCCGCTTTAATACTTTGGATATATTTATTAAGTACCTGATAAGCGAAAGCGTCTTGGGTCGTATAATCAAACTTCTTATTCCCCATTATATCAGTACTCTCAACCCTGTCAGGCCATCCATTCTGCCCGTTCTTATAATATTGCTGGATAAGCTCGTCCTTCCCATCTGGAGTTTCCCTAGCGTATGAAATGAAAAAATTACCGGGAGCATATTGATCCCCTTTCTTAGCATGAGCAGGATTGATCACCACCTTACGTTTCAGGTCGATATTAGGCAAGTACCTTACCAGTGACTTAACGTAATTATTGATACCTCCTTTTTGAGTCATCAAAGGAACGTTTATAAAGTAATTACCATCCTCATCACTTATCTTTATGGATAAGTATTTGGCATTTATTCCATTGAACTCCACTTCTCGCACATTGATATCAGACAAATAACCTTCGATACCGTTCCAGAATACCCTCCAATAAGAAACGGCTCCGGTCTTCTCGTTTATATGCTCCTCGAAACCTTCCTTTGGTTCTCTTGATGACTGATATAATAATCCGCTACCACTTACTTTAAAGTAATGGTTATTACCACCTGATGAATTTTCTCTAACTCCCATTTTATGTATTTTTAAATATTAAACAATAACTGATGATGACAAGAAATACTCGTTCTTATTATCCTCCCCATAAATCTTATTGAAATGAGATTTATGATCATGCTCGATAACCACCCTATTACATGAGACGCTTTTTATAATACCAAGATATCTTCCACATAATACGTTACATATAATATCTTCACCATGATAAGACAAAGAAGCAAGTCTCTCCTTACATGATTTACCGGAAGACGGGTTCTCTGACATAATACCGCATCCTTTATCGGTAAATATCAACTTGCAATGATCGAACTCATTTACCTTAAGATTGTTTTGGAGGGCTTGGACGAGTAGATCCTTATCAAAGACATAGGTACTTGTTTTGACAAAATGCTCGTCCACGAACCTCCAATTTGGATAATTACCCTCAAAATGGGTCTCATACATATCCATATCAGGCGTAGAGAAATAAGTCTTAGTATCGTCCACTTTTATAGACAACATATCCGATGACTTATCGATATGCTTATCAAGCAATATCGCAGATTCGTTCGATACCGGTATAAACATCTTCTCTACCTTATCCTGATTAGGGACAAAATACCTGTAAATAGTATTTCTATCCGTACTTACTATATTAATATTAATATCATCAATATCAATAACCACATTCTCGATGCATGGATAAAAGTCATCTACCTCCGTATAATCGCTGGCTTTGTTAAGAACCGAAACATAATCGCTCATCTTAACCTTAATTCCTCCATCAAGTATCTTATGTACCTGTGGGAATGTATTGATATCAAAAGCCGGACAACTATACTCACCAGAAGCGTAGTGGATCGTGATCTGATCTTTTCTATCCGAAAGCAGTATCGTAATCTCACAATTCTTCTGTTTTTTCATGAACTTAATAAAAGAGCTTGCCTCTACCAAGAAAGAGAAGTTAGAGTCAGCCTCTACCTCCAATCGCTCTATAACACATACCTTTGCATTTACGGAAGTGATATAAGCCAGATTATTGACAACATCTATCTTAAGATCCTTATAAAGGGAGTTGGGACCGGCATTCTTAACAACCGTCTCCAATTTGCCCAACTTCTCATTTAATGACTTCGACAAGCATCTTATAAGCATAACGAACAACTTTTTATTACATCGCAAATATAATCATAATTATATTAATACAAATACAATAAATACTTAATAGTATTAAAATAGTTTAAACTTACGTCTAATATACTCGGCTATAAGCGTAGCGTCACACATGCCGTCTTGTATCTTAGTAGGTTGTACTCCTTTTCCTGACCATGGTTTCACGAAAGAAACCAAAGGGAAAAGGCGCATGGCACATCGGATGGAGGTAGCCTTCGTGTCTAACTTCGCCGCCGTATACACCCGATCGGCTGTCGTATGAAGCTCCTTCTGCCAGGTCTTTGGTTGCACCTCCTCGAACATGAACCTAACATCCGGGTGAGATCCGTATCGCTCCATCATCTCCACCATCATAGCGAATAGGGCGTTCGGTTCCCTGCGTCTCCCTCCAAAGGTGAAGTTGCTGGCGGCCGAGCTGTTGTGGATGCTGTGGACGTCCTCGACGGCGATCGCCAGCGTCCCGCCTCCCTTTTCTTGGATCTTGTCAGCGGCATCGAGGAAGAAGCTTGATATAGCCCTAAGATCTATATCCCCCTTAACCGATATCCTTGGAGTCATAATTACCTTAATATCCCCGTTCTCCGGGATCATAGACAATCCTCCGGTGTCTATACCCGGATCTATACCTATTGATATATTCATAACTTCAACGTATATAATGAATGGAAATCCTCCGGTCTAAACACCTGTATTGAGTTATCCGGATACATACCTATATAATAACCGTAAAAAGCCCGTAGAATGCCATTTTCTAGGATTATATCCAAAGCCTTTACCTTGTGACCGTCAACCATCACATCAAGCTCCTTGGTTCTTTAGGATATCTTATCAAACCATTCAGGTATAGGATCAATCCCGTACCTGAATGCGTTTACTGTTGATTTTATCGATATATATGTTCCCATGATCAGATAAGATTACAATCGTCACGTTTAACAACCTTAAAATCACCATTGCGAAGGAATATCGCCACATCAGATCTCGTATACGTAAGAGGTGTATACGATACCAAATGATAAGATGCCTGCCCGACGGCGGGGCGAACCGGTCTCAATACGGCTATGGCTATATCTCCGCCAAGTTCCGTGCCACCGGTGACACCCTGTAGGCACATGTATATGAATCCCTCATACTCATATCTCTTTCCAATAAACTCACTCATGGGAATACCTACGAACAGATAGTTCTTCACATCCCCTTTCTTAACCTCGACAGCGTTCTCTACACTGGACGGTATTACGTCTACAAATTTTACTCCTATTGCCATGATTACAAATTCAATTTAGTTCTTAATTCTTGACACAATTCTTGATTATCCCTCATGATACTTAACGTATTATCGACTCCGTTCCCTACACGAACATCCCCGTACCAGTACCATGATCCTTTACGGATAAAGATACCGGTTTCCTCGCATAACTTCAAAAGTTCAAGTTCCTTATCAAACCCCACGCCATAATACAAGGCTGTCTCTGCTATTTGGAACGGAACGGCTGTCTTGTTCTTCAGCACCTTTATCCTAACCTCATGACCTACTGAAGATCCGTCCTCTCCTAATATAACCTTCTTTCTCGCCATCTCCATACGGATAGAGGCATAGAACTTAAGAGCGTTACCTCCGGTCGTTACCTTAGGATCGCCGTATATAACACCGATCTTCTCCCGATACTGATTGATGAATACCAGAACACAGTCGCTTTTGTTTACGATTCCTGTAAGAACCCTCATGGCTTTGGACATCAAACGAGCCTGCAATCCCATGTTGCTGTCTTCCATATCGCCCTCTATCTCCTTCTTAGGTACCAGATTGGCTACAGAATCTACGACAATAAATCCGACCTTCCCGGACTCGACTAACTTGGCTGTGATGTCAATAGCCAGCTCCCCGTAGCTTGGTTGGGAGATCAAAAACCGGTTTATATCTAATCCCATTTTCCTAGCGTACTCAATATCGAAAGCGTTCTCCACGTCTATTATAGCTACCAGCTTATCGGGGTGCTTTTTCTGGAACTCGATCATACTTAACGTACACATCATGGTCTTGCCACAAGATTCCATCCCGACCAGCTCATGGATCCGGCCTACCGCCCATCCGCCGCCGAGGGCCTTGTCCACCACCAGAGAACCAGTGCTTTCCCTTGGTATGGATATTATAGGCTTATCGTCACCGAAGTTCATTATCGAGCCTTCTCCAAGCTCTTTATTTAAAGATGATACTAACTCATCTACGTCTGAAAAAAGTTCTTTCTTAGCCATTACAACCCAAATTCCTCAAAATTAAACAAATCCTGTTGCTTCTTTATCATACCCTTACCGATATCAGATATCTTCTCCGGCAGGAACACGCCATCGTTATCATCCACCTTCTCCATGAAATTTGATACATTCTCACTTAACAATATCGCGTTATCATTAGGTACTGATTTTAGATAAAGACCATCAATCGATCTACATCTTGAAAGAGCGGTATATATCTGCCCGATCTCAAAAGCCTTGCTCATATCAACGAATATATTGTCTAATGTCATCCCCTGAACTTTATGAGAAGTAATAGCGTATCCTAATCTTAACGGATATTGAATGATATAACCACAAGACGTTCCTTCTAAAGATCCATCTACTTGCCTGTATTTTATCTTATCCCATTTTTCTTTAGTTATATAAACCTCACTGCCGTCGGTAAGCTGTACGGATATAGCGTCCTCATATGGATCTATATCTGTTACTACACCCATAGAACCATTCACATACCCATTACCGTTCCTCGTTATTATAACCTTAGCTCCTACTTTTATTATAAGTTCATCCTCGCATGGAGCTATAGGTTTTTCACCGAATATCTTAGCCTCGAATTTAAATACCTTATTATCTATCTTATCAAGATTAGATTTGTTTATCTCATAAGCCTCCTTATTGGTTGAGCATATTACTATAGTATCATTCATATTCTCAGGGCATATCACCCTCGATTTTAGGATAGATCTAGATTCATCGGTAATAACCCCACATCTTATATCCTCCAACACAGACAAAAGTTGTGGATCTTTTTGACGGAATACCTTATCGAAGGTAATTACAGAGAACCCTGAGGCTCTTAATGCTTTTGACGAGAAAAAGAATCGGCTTTCATAATATTTATCAATAAAATCATCCGCAGTCACGACAGGAGGTAATTGCGACAGATCGCCGAACATGATCAGCCTAACCCCACCAAAAGGTTCCCTACTTCGTTTACATTGTCTAAGTATATCGGCAACCTCATCAAGCAAATCGGGTCTTACCATACTAATCTCATCGATAACGATAGTATCAAGATTCTTGACCTTACTTTTCATGAACGGACTTACATCAACCTTATTTGATAACATATTCCTCTCTACTGAGGGGATGTAAGGATCGTTTTTTATAGCGAAGAAAGAATGAATGGTTTGTCCTCCGGCATTCAAGGCCGCAACCCCAGTAGGGGCTACTATAACACATTTACCCAAGAACTTTACGATACGTCTCATGAACGTACTTTTACCACTACCAGCTCTACCGGTAATAAACAGATTTTCCCTAGTGGTGAAAATCTTTTTCAAGGCACGACCTTGCTCCACGTTTTGATCCACCGTCATAATATGACGAAGGAGGTCGTTTTCATTTCTAAAATCTTCTTGAACCATATCTTTTTAAGTTTATGGTACAAAGATACGAATAGTTATAATTAACTAATAAAAATAAATGTGAATAATATGTAAATATTAAATTTTATATCTGATATTCAAATCATCCAGCTTTACTCATCTCGAGCCCTTTTACCCCTAAAAAGACGTCTTTTATAAAATCTTCGGCGATGATTATATGCATTATCTTTCCTCTGTATGATAGTCTTAGGTGTCCGATAGTTACGTTCTTCCTGTCTTTGGCATTCGCTATTCCATTGTTTTTTTTTACCTCGTCATACAAATCGGATATACTCTTCTTACACATGCCTAAGAACATGCTTATGTATCTGTATATAGTTGACTGAGATATCTCATGCATGCCTATTCCCGCAAGCTTCTTATTCAACTCATTAAGAAGGTATGCTACATTGAACTTAATTGTCTTTCTTTTAGTTACTTTGTATATATGATGTACGTTTCTGGTTCTGGCCCTGAATATTATCTTGGAAAGGATTCTTACCCGATCAAGTTTCCGGCTTTTGTTAGCCATATTCCGTCTTTCGTCTGAGCTTAAATTCTTATCCAGACATTTGTATACGGATCTTTTCTTACCTACGAATATTTCTTTCGTATCCTCATTCTTCTTAGCCTTATACGAGTAGATCATGATATCAGATAAAGCTATTCTTATCTCGCCCTCTGCGTAAGCCTTAAGCGTCTTTAGCTGATAGTCTATATCCTCATGGCAGTTCTCTATAACATGTCTGTAGCAGAAATAAGCTATGCCATCGGATAGGATATCTATAAAATCATCGGTATTGATCTCGATACGGTCACGGTAACCATCTCTCATCCTATTTCTTAAAAATACATGCTTCTGTACATTTATGATAGAAAGATAAGCCGTTACCTGCTTACACTTCTTTTCTATAACCATACCGGAACCTCTTATATTATCTTTCTTGTTCGAGTATTTTACGGCCGTAACCTTCTTCCCGTCCTTATTAGTTACAGGTTTGTAATCTACTGGACAGACAAGTGATCCTGCCGGAAGCCTTAGGCATCCAAGCTCATCTTTTTTTGCTTGTATATCTTTTGGGATATATGCTTCGGTAAGAATCTTATCGAAATTTGATTTCATTTTCTGTAAAAGTGCTACCTTTGTCTCCATGAGATTTTTTATTTGCTGCGAATATACAAGTTTCATCAATACGAAACAAGTTATTCGGATGGATGGGTAGCCTGTGAAGGTCGCCCATTTGTTGTTTAAGGAGGGTAGGGAATGTTCGTAAAACGCTGTGCGCGTGAACGGTCGTTTTTTCTCAACCTACTTGTTACGCGCGCGTTAATAGGTATATTTATTAAATATAATTAACTCTATAAACATATACTACTTTCTAATATCTCTATCCGTACACAGAACCTCTCCTGACGTCGAGTTCCTGTGTACTCCACTTAAAGTCTCTATTTAATAAAACATTGCTTTTTACCGCCAAGGTATGGTGCCGTCAGGCAGGATACCGCAGGCTAAACACGGTAGAAGCCGTATCCTATACCGGAAGCCGGTACCCCGGTAGGGAGATCGGGTGGAGCATAAGCCAAAGAAGAAAAAGCGAGGTCTTGTACGATCGCTCGCGCTCCGGCCGTCCGTATCTTCTACGGCAGGCTCCATCGCCCAAGGCTTCCCATTTCCCCTTGGCTTTATATCCCATAACATAGCAAGAAGGAATCCAAAGGGAAAAGGGGTGGTCATGTCCCTTGAGGCAGGATAGGGCTGTCCACCGCCGCTCGGAGGCATGTATGGTCTGTGCTCCACTGGCCTCATTGCCGTGTCTTACGGTGGACTTATCTGGCTTTCCTCCGCCACTTCCACCGCCTTTTCCCCTTTTGATGTTCGTAAATACATGTTAATCAGCATATATTATGTTGATTATGGCATAATTTCTTGACAACGATATTTTTTTTAAGTAGTTTTGCTGAAAACTAATTTTATATGTCGGAACAGAGGAAAGCTTTCGTATTTGCGTTGCCTTACGACACTAGGCTGGATATGATCCAGCAGTTCTTAAGGATATACAATGGCTATCTGGATTCCAAGGGTAGGAGCTTGATTACTGAAAGGACGATAAACTTACTTTCTTTCTACATCAACTACGGATACTCGGATGATACCAGGGCTAAGTACATGGATTGTCATGGACAGAAGGAATCTTACGTCGCTGTCCTGAACAACGAGCTTAAACGTGGGGGTTTTCTGGTGGACAAGAAGAACGGGAACTTCCGTACCCGTGAGCTGTCTATTGAGATGAGAAGCTTACGTAACTATTTTATTCTTGATGGGGAGGGTGATGATACTCGTGTAATGGGATTTGTGTTCAAGAGAAACAAATTGGATATTGATGGGTAGGAATCTTATTTCATTCGATAGGGATATCGTGGATGAGGTGGTAAGAAGATCTGATGGGAAGTTTACCAAACAACAGGTAGAGTGGTGCATGAAAGCATCCGTATCTTACGTCCACCACCTAGCTAGGTATACTGACAATATATCTATCAGAATCCCGTTTATCGGATACGTTGTATGCAATCTCCGAGAGATGCGGGTAAGGCGTGATAAGATACGCCGGATATTTGTCAAGGAAGGTAATCGTTATCCGGATGAAAGGATGCCTATTGAGCTTGATTGTCTGGATAAGAAGATTAAGGCGATAGAGGATATGGAGGGGTTGAAGAACGGAGATCCTCTTATACGTGATAACCATGAGGCCATGTATCAATGTCGGTATGGAATGACATGGGAACAATTACAGGATTTTCAACAAAAACAGTTTAAAAAATAATTATCGTGCAAACAATTGGTAAAGCCCAAGTAATAGCCCAAGCTTGGGAAGACAGTTTATTGGGCAGGATTCCTAAGGATAAGAAAGATTATCCCGAATGGTATAAGAATCGTCTTGAATTATGCAAGAAATGTCCTAAGAACTCTTCTAATATTAGGTTCTTTAAATTGCCGCCTAAGGTATTATTTCATAGATTGATTGGAAGACCGGGATGCTCGTTGTGTGGTTGTTTTATCAAGGAGAAGGCTTGGATGAAGACCGAGGTATGCCCATTGAAGTTCGTGGAAGGAGAGAAAGCCAAATGGAATGCTATGGAGGTGATAACGGCCGATCATAACGATTTTAATATCGAGTGCCCTAACGATTCCTTTGATATAGGACTTACGGATGACGAGAGCGAGTTTTATCTAAATATTTTTAATCAGAAAATAGGTGATAAGATAGAAATCGTGTTATTTATCACCCATAAAGATGGTTTCCATGTCAAGGATCATCATCTTTCATGTGGATGTATAGGAAACGTGTCATATAACAAACATCCTGACAATGAGAATAGAACTATATTTAGGATGACGTTAGATACCTCAAAATATACGGAAGGTCATTTTGAGAAACACCTATCTCTTATCGGTTATACGAAGGACGATCCTGAACGTAATTTCAAACATTTCCCGCTACGTATTATAGGGGAAGCTTATAAGTAAATACTATGCGAAGTCCCGTAAGAAGTAAGATAGATGATCGTATCCATGCCCTTATTGTCATGGAAGTCGGTTGCCGTGAGTTGCCTGAATATTCATTGGGTGATATACTTTACTCCGCTTTAAGGAGGATAGCTAGGGCTAATGGTGGTAATGTCCGCTTCTTGCGGGATGTTAGTACCAGGGATTTATTGAGGTCTATAGACCAAAGTATAAATGATGAGATTGAGTTGAATAGCAATGATTATAACGCGTGATTATTATGGAGGAGAATAAGGATATAAAAAAGGAGATCAGGGATTATCTTAAAGAAGAGTCGGATACCCATATAAGGCATTGGATAGCCATAAAACGTGAGAGCAAGCGTCTGTATAGCGATATTGAGGATAGGACTAAGAAGATAGCCCTTAAATCATCTTCGTTGATAAAAGAGGAGGATTTTGTCGTTCTTCATGAGATGACCCATAAGATACAGATGTTGAATATAGAGGCTGTAAAAGTCAATTCTAGGTTGATGTTCATAATCCAGTTGGCTACCAGCTTCGGTATGGATCTGGATTTAGACACGACATATGCGTCCACCGCCAAGAGTATTATAGAAGACAAAACGTCTGGATTCGTGTTTTATGATGACAAGGAACGTCTTAGATATGCTGACAAGGAGCTTGAGGATATGTTCCATGACATGAGCGTGAAGGAAGTAAGTAAGATCGGGGTTGTTCAATCTTATGAGCTTCTTATGAAACAGTATAACGAGTTTAAGGACATAATCAAAAATAATATTAATTCCATATAATTTCATTATAGGGTTTTAATATATCTATAAGGATCTGATTATTAGCCTAAGTCTTGAAATAAAGACTACGTTATTGGAGAATATATAGTTACCTACGGATGTTTATCCAAGTCCGTAGCTCTAAGGTAGGTGATTAAACAGGGATTGTATTTGGGGTCCAGTGTTGCCTATATAAAACCTTCAATAACATTGGCGATGGGTACTAACAGGGTTTTTACCCTGACTTATGTTGAATAAACATTGAATTAGTTTGTAAAATGGTGTATGTACAAGACATAGATGGTAAACCGATGATGCCTACGACAAGGCATGGGAAGGTTAGGAGGTTGCTTAAGGCAAATAAAGCAACCGTGGTGAATCTTTGTCCGTTTACGATTCAGTTAACTTACAAATCAACCGATCATAAACAGCCGGTTACTCTGGGCATTGATGCAGGAGCTAAACATATCGGTTTTTCTGCAACAACTGAAAAAGAAGAGTTATTTGCTTGTGAAACAATCTT